TAAATGAAGCAATTAGAAAGCAAAGATATAAAAGCACTTAAAGAAAAATGGCATGCTGAGCAAAAAGGCATATGTCCTTTATTAGGTAATAAATATCCACCTGAAGAAATTGTATTAGACCATCAGCATAAATTAGTTGCAGAGCTTCCTGATGAAACTGGAAAAGGTTTATGTAGAGGAGCAATACAATTTCAAGCAAATGCACTTGAAGGTAAAATAACTAATTCATTTAATAGGTTAGGGTTGTCTAAGCATATTGATATAATAAGTTTTTTAAGAAATCTTGCAAATTATTTAGAACATAATAAAATACAAGAAGGTGAATTATGGATTCACCCTACTGAAAAACCAAGAAGGCCTATACTAATGAAGAGTTCTTATAATAAATTAGTTAAAGCAGTTAACGGCAAAAAGAAAATACCTGAATATAAAAACAAAAGAGGAAATTTTACCAAACCGCTTGAAAGGCTTTTTGAGCAATTTGGAATTGAGCCTCAATTTAAGAAATAAAATGAAAAGGTTAGATAAGTTTTTTGAAAATAAAATTATAGTAGATGAAGATTATGCTAAAATAAAATCAAGTGATAAAGTTATAATGTCATCTGATTATACTATAAAAACTCGAAACACAAAACAAAAAAACACTCCTGCTAAAAGCTATATGAACTTTAAGCCTAGCGGTTTATGGTATTCATTTGGAACTGAGTGGATTGATTGGGTTAGACAAAATATGCCAGATTGGGAAGCAGGAAACCTTCATAAAATAGAGATAAACTATAAAAACGTATTAAGATTAGGTAAAGACATGTCTCAAAAAGACTTTGAGGCAAAATATGGTTTAATAGGATTTCCAGATACTGTTAGTGGTATAAAATGGGAAGATGTTGAAAAAGATGGATGGCAAGGAATAGAAATTAAACACCCGTGGGGACCTATAGGAAGTTGGATTAGACCTTGGGATGTTTCATCAGGTTGTATTTGGGACAAACGAGCAATAAAAAAGATAACAAGATATTAAGAAAGTACAGGAGGTTGCTTAGAGAATGTTACAATTTAATATTTAGCAACCTCGCTGTATAAGGAAGGTAGTTTATTTAATCAAAAGTTAGGATCAGATATTCTAAGATCATAATCCACAAACCAATCAAACATTTCTTTATCTGCAATTACTCTTCTTTTAACACTATCTGCATCTTTTCTATCAGAAAGACGCTTTATGCGAATATGTTCTGGTATATCTAAATAAATTATAAAAGAAGTTTCTCTAATCTCTTTAGATAATTTATGTATTGAAGGCGGAGTCATTATAAATAAGTTAGCAGATTTAAAAGCAACATTACTTGTTCCATAATACCAGCTGTTAAATTCTCTAAACTCAAAAAACTCACCTTGCTTTATCGCATACTTAAAAGCGCCTTCATTAATGAAATAATAATCTACCCCTTCAATTTCTCCATCTCTAGGAGGTCTTGTGGTATAACTTATACTAGGTTTATATCCTCTATCAATAAATCTTTGTCTTAAATGGTCTTTACCAGATCCACCTGCTCCTACTATTATTATTCTACTTTTCATTAAGATGCATTTAGTTATTATATGTATACTTTTTATATTCTATTTCTTCTCTTTATAGTTTCAGAATATTAACTCCTTATAGTTACTCTAAAAGAATCAGAGTCTCAACTTCCTTAGAGATTTTACAATATATTAAATACACAATCCAGATATTTGTTTAAGAATACTCTAATTTTTTTAATTTTAAACAAAAATAAGATAACTGTTATTCAATTAATAAAAAGAAATGAAAAAGATTCTGATAACAGGTGGATGTGGTTTTATAGGAACTAATTTTATCGCTGATTTATTAAAAGAAGGCTATGATAGTGACAACATTGCTATTTTAGATAATTTAGGTCAAGGTACTTATATGCCAGAGATTCATGATAAGGTAAAGTTTTATGAAGGTGATATTAGAAAACCTAATGATCTTGAAGATGCTATTGATATTTTAGGAGGTGTAGATATTATCTATCATTTTGCGGGTCTTGTTAGCATTTATGATTGTGATAAGAATCAAGCTGATTGCTATGATAATAACTTAATGGGAAGTATCAATGTTTTTAACATTGCTGTAAAATATAATGTTAAAGTTGTTTTTAGTGAAACTAGCGCTGTATATGAAGATTCTTATTTATATCAAGGAGGATATAGAGAAGAACAATCTAATCCTAAAACAATTTATAGTACTTCAAAAGCTGCAGTTGCTTCACTAGCAGAATCATATAAAAAACTATATGGTATGAAATGGGTTGCATTAAGATACTTTAATGTTGCTGGGTGTATGCAAGACTATACAAGAACAGTTCCACCGCTTTTTGCAGGAGTTATCATTAGATATATGCAAGGCAATAAACCAATCATATTTGGTGATGAAACAAGAGAAAGAGATTTTATACACGTTGATGATGTAAACGCATTTCATAGACTCTTGTTAGATAACAAAGATATCACAGGCACTTTTAATTTAGGAACGGGTAGAGCAACAAGTCTTATAGATATTGTTAAAGTAATTGCATATAAGATGGGTAAAAAAGTTGACTTTATTCAATTTCCTGAAATTAATGGAGAAGCTCATAGTATTTATGCAAATAGTGTAAAAGCACAAATGTTTACAGAATGGAAACCTGTTAAAACAATTCATGATGCAATTCAAGATACTATTGAGTACTTAAAAGATCAAGATAAATTAGGTAACATTCCTGAAAATTTTATGGAAAGTTTAGATGTAGAAGCAGTAAAAATTTAGTGAAAAATGTTATAAAATTAAGCAAATAAACATAACCTAGTTGATTAAATATACTATAGAAAAGAATAAAAAACTCTTTTTTATAAAAAAAGGTAACAAAGGTTAAAACAATTAAGCGCTTAAAAGAATTTAACTATTGTAATTAAAATTTAACAAAAGTAAAAACGGTAAATTATGGAAAATTTAGACATTTTCAATGTAAACATGGACGACTTCGAAGCTCCTGCTCAGTCGCAAAGTTCAAATTCAACTAACTTATTTAAACCAGATCCAAACCAAGCAAAAGATAAAGTATATTCTGCTGTGGTAAGACCTGTTTATTGGTTGGCTAATCCTGACGGATTTAATCCTAAAAGAAACTTCGTTGAGAAAAAGACATTCTATTTAAAGAATTCTGCTGATGAAGGTGGATATTTTGACTCTCCGTTCTCAATTGGCGAAAAATGCGAAGCTATGGGAGCATTCTTTAAATTAAAAAGAGAAGGAAAAACAAATCAGAGATCTGAAGATCTTGCAGATGAAATTAAGCCAAAATCTAGTTTCTTTTATTTAGTTTATGTAGAAAAAGATTTAGTAACACCAGAGAATGAAGGTAAGCTGATGGTATGGAAATGCCCTATACAAGTTCATAAAGTAATTGATGGTAAAGTAAATCTTGATGCAAAAGCTATTAAGATGGGTAAAAAAGCTGAAGATATCTTCAATCCACTTATAGGAAGAAGTTTAGAAGTAAACGTTGGTCTTAAAGGAGGGTATTGGAATTATGATGGTTGTGAATGGCAAGAAAAAGGCGAATTACAATTTAAAGGAGAATCATTTACTACTGAATCTAAACCTGAATTTTTAGAATTTATTAAAACAGGCGAAGAACTTATGAAGCCATACATTTATGTTCCTATGGATGCAGAACGAAAGTCGCTATTGCTTAGTATTATTACTGAAAAAACTGGAATATCTTTCGGGACAACTGCAGCACCTAAACGAGAAATGCAAATAAGTGGAGTTGTTAATAAAGAAGCTGATAAGTCAACACCATCTGCATCTACAGAATCTATTGATGATGTGATAGATGAAGTTGAGTCTGGTTCTGCTTTAAAAAATGCAAGACCTACATCTGAACCTATTGCTAAAGAAAAAACAGTTGAAATAGAATCTGACGAAAACATTAATAATTTTCTAGATGATCTTGATTTAGACCTTTAATTGATAAATCTATTAATGTAACTATATAAGGGTGGGATAAGTCCCACCCTTTTTTTTATACTATTATATGTGTAAAGATAATTTAAAAAATCATTTAACAGAAACCATACAAGACATTCTTAATGATACATTTACAGATGTTCATAAAAGAAAGCTAAGAAATAAAGGATCTGAATTATTAATGGCCTGTCCAGTATGCGGAGACTCTGTTAAAGATAGAACAAAAAAACGTGGATATTTTTATTTTGATACAATGAAATTCCATTGCTTTAATGGCGAATGCGTAGCAAAATATTGGGGAGCATTTAGATTCTTTAAAGCATTTGGTAAAAAAATAGGAAATGCTGATTATATTAAAAATATTGCAGAGATCTTAAAAAATAATAGTAAGAATAGACAACATATCACTCTTCAAAACAGTAGTGAATATTTTAAGTTCTTGCATGAAAATTCTATACTCACTAAAAGAATTAAAGATTTTTATGGATTAAAATCTTATGCATACTATGATTGGTCAGAACAATTTATAAAAGATAGATTATTACAAAGTGTAAAGAATCAACTATTATTTAGAGTAAATAAATGGAAGAAGAGAGAAGTATGGATCCTAAATAAAATAGGAGAAGATAAAGTAGTTGGGTTACAAATAAAAAATCTTGACGGTGGTCCTAAATATCTGACAAAAGACTTTTCAAAGTTAAATGAAGAAATGCGATATGATATAGATTTTAAAGATATTGTGTTTAAAGGTACTTGCGATAACTTATCTTTAATATTCAATATCTTTAATGTAAACCTTGAAATACCTCTCACAGTTTTTGAAGGTCCGTTAGATTCATTCTTTTTACCAAATAGCGTAGCAACCGCAGGTGCAACTAAATTAAAAGAATTTTTTGATGATATGGATAATATTAGATATTTTTACGATAACGATAAGACAGGTAAAACTAATGCTATAGATAAAATAAAGATAAATAAGCAATGCTTTATGTGGTCAAAATTCTTTAAAGATTTTAAATATAAAAACAAAAGACTTAAAGATTTGAACGAAGTGATAAAATATGTTTATGATAATCGTGAATACTCAGAATCATTAAATAAATTGTCTACATATTTTAGTAAAACAAAATATGATATGTATTATGTATAAAGAAATAGGTATATTATTTAAAAAGGCAACTAAAGCACCTACTGGCGATTTAAAATTACCTTTAGGAAAATGGTTTATAAGAGCATATAGAAAAAAAGCAACATCTAAATTAATCATTAATGATGTAGATGAAATTCCTACATCTGATCCTATAGATAAAACAATAACAAACGCTGATAAGTCAGCAGACAATTCTCTATTTTAATGAACAAAGAACAAAAAGATGCATATTATAAAAAGGTTCAAGAACTTGAATTAAAGTTTGAATCTGAAAGAGATGAAATTGGTAAATTTATCCATGAAAATATTATAAGTAAACTAACTGATATTAAAGAAGTTGCTGAGTTACAAGTACATACATCTTCACAAAGACATAGGTTAAGTGATAAAATTTCTAACCTACGNTCAAAAATTCGCAAACATAGCGAAAGAATTGGTGAAGAACGAAAGCATATGTATTTTAAGTATAAGACAGAATATAATGTTAGATTAAATGATAGTGAAATACATAAACATATTGATGCTGATCTTGAACCTAAGACAAATTTTAAAACTGTATTAGAAAACCAAATAGATTATTATAGAAGAACTATTGAAACTATTGATAAGATTGGATTTGCAATAAAATACTTAATAGAGTCAACTAGGTTCCTAAGTGGCGGTTATTAAATATATTATAAAAATACACATTAATGAAATTCACACTATCACATAATAATAGGATTCTTACTTTAGTAGATGCTGATAGGACTGAAAAAGGGCAACTCCAAAAATCATTAACAAAAAAACTAGAATACTATAATTTTTTACCTAACCCAGTTAAGGCAAAATGGAATGGTATAATATCATATTTTCATCAAGATAAGTATGTGCCATCAGGATTATGGATGGAGCTTAGAGAAGTTGCTAAAAAATATCGTTATGATATTGAAATAGACGGTTTAAGAAATCTTTTTTATGATTTGGAATTTAACGAATTTAGTGAATGGGTAAATAGCAAATTTGAAGATGCTACTGATAAAAAAGGTGAACCGTTTGCTCCTAGAGATTATCAAATTAACTCTGCCTATAAAATACTTAAATATAAATTATCTATTAGTGAACTTGCTACCAGTGCAGGAAAATCTTTAATCATTTATATAGCATTTTCATATTTATTAGATAAAGGATTATCTAAAAAATGTCTTATGATTGTACCTACAATCAATTTAGTAATACAAGCATTTGAAGACTTTCATGAATATAATAGCTTTTTAAAACCTAATAATAAAACACTATTAGAAATAAAGCAAATTCATGGAGGAGAATCAAAAGAATATACATATGACCAAAATATTTTCGTAGGAACATTTCAAAGTCTAGTTAAATTTTCTGATAGTTTCTTATCGGCATTTGATACTATATGCTGTGATGAAACTCATAAAGTAAAAGCAAAATCAATTCAAGATATTTTAGGAAGGTGTCATAGTGCAGATAGAAGATTTGGTCTAACAGGTACAGTACCTAAAAAAGGAACTCTTGATTGGCTAACATTACAAGCATATCTAGGTCCACTTATTACTGAAATAAAAGCAAAAGAACTTCAAGATAAAGGTCATATATCTAAGCTTTTTATAAATGTTTTAGAATTACATCACTCAGATAAAATAAAAGAATCTTTTGATGAAATCACAGCAACAATAGATGACAAATCAAAGCTTCTTAGAATGGAGCAAGATGTTATCATACAAAATAAACAACGTATTGAAGTTATAAAAAGAGTTGTTGATAAATGTAAAGGCAATGAATTAGTACTATTTCATAGAACAGTATATGGCAAGGACCTTTATAAATATATAAATGAAAATACTAATAAGAAAGTTTATTACATTGATGGCGGGGTTGATAAAAACGCTAGGAATGAAATCAAACATCTTATGGAACATGGGAAAGATAAAGTTCTTGTAGCATCTTATGGTACTTTTTCTACTGGAATTAATGTAAAAAATATACATTACATACACTTAACTGAAAGTTTTAAAAGTGATATAATTATAAGACAAAGTTTAGGTAGAGGATTAAGACTTCACGATGATAAGGCTATATTATATGTTTTTGATTATACTGACATTTTAAGAAGTACTAAAAAGAATTTAGTATACTTTCATGGCAAGGCAAGACAGAAAATATATAAAGAACAAAAGTTTCCATATAAAATAAAAGAAATATATTTATGAAGAGGTTAAAAAAATTTATTAATCAATCTAAATTATATCCTATTGGTACTATACCTAATGTAATGGTTGAAAACAGTCAATATGATCTTTTAGGACAAGTTGCATATTTTATTAAAAATACATATGGAGAAAAAGAATATAAAATTCTTCAAGATGCGGGAGTAGTAAGTTTACAAGATGGTGATATTACTGTTAATATTACAACAATAGAAAAACCTGAAGGAACTCACGCAGATTCAATTACTAAAGTGCTAAGAGGTTGGCTATTAAGTTATAAAAAATATGATGGCCTTAAAGAAGATATTAAAACTAAAACCAAAATGGTTAAAGAATTTGCTGATAGCATACTAAAGAAGTTTCCTGTTGAAGATATTAAATTATCCTATTATCCAATAACAACTAATGAAGATGTTATTATGCTAAATTATTTAGAAGTAAATAAAACTCATAAAAATAGTGGAATAGGATCAAGAATCATGGAAGATCTTATTAAATTTGCAGATAACCAAAGTTTTATATTAACTCTTGATACAACAGATAAATTTGGAAGCTCAACATCTAGACTTAAAGAATTTTATAAAAGATTTGGATTTAAAGAAAATAAAGAAAAGCGGTTTAATAAGGAAATGGTTAGAATGCCTGTGAATGGAATTAAATAAATAGATTAAATATAAAAACAAAAAATAAAACTCACTATGAGAAGTTTAGGACAAATTATACTAGAAGAAGAGAAGTCTAAAAAGCAAAAAGAATATGCAGATTTCTTTAAAGAAAAATTAGCTGAGTACGGCGCGGATTCACCTGCTGACTTATCTACTGGAGAAAAGAAAAAATTCTTTAACGAAATAGAATCAGAATGGGACGGAGAAGTTTCAGAAATGGTAAAAGCAGATAACGAAGACCAAGAAAATGGAAACGGTGCTGGCAAAGAGGTTTCTAAAGATATGGGTGATGGNGATGAATCATCTGATGAAATAGAAGATAAAGAAGTAGCAAAAGGTAAACCAACAAAATCCGGAGATGGTGATGAAGTTGTTAATGATGACCAAGAAATAACTGCAAAAGTTACTGAAGCATTATCAGGAATTACTGAAGCAGGAGATGTTAAGCTTATGAAAAGAAAACTTGACTCTATTGTAGGATCTACACTAAAGAAGATTATCGATGAATTAGCTAAGAAAGGTTTTTCAAAAGAGGAAATCGAAAAGTATATGGAGATTGTTGTTTCTGATAGAGTTGAAGAATCTTTTAAAAAGGTTAATGAATCAGATGCAGACGGTGAAGGAAATATGGCATCCACTGAAAAATAAAAAATAGTTTAAGATGAAAAGTTATAAAAGTTTTGTTAATGAAGCAAAGCATGTTAATGATAATTTTACAGATGCACAGATTAAATATGCACAAGATGTCATGATGAAGACAGGTTTATTACAAAATCCTAAACTTGAACTTAACATGGATGGAAGAAAGGAATTTCCTGTTTTAAAGTTTGATTTTACTGCTAAAGCTCTTAAAGATATTAAAGTATATGATGACGATAATGGATATTCATCATTTACTGATGAAGATGATCCAAAAACTGCAAAGATTAGAAATATTATAAAGAAGGCAGGCGAATCAATATCTAAAAAAGGAAAAAAAGCTAAAGCATTTTTGCCAGGATTTAGCGTAGGTGGTACTCCAACTGTTAGCGTAATATTACTAGGTGTTGATATTCCAATGAATGAATCAGTTAATGAATCTGATGTATCGGTATCTAAAGCATCTCAGGGTGTTGCTATAGATTTTAATGGTGAATCTGAAATGGTTTTTGATGAAGATGAGATTAGTACTTTAATTTCAGTACTATCAAATTTTAATAAGACAGGTAAAGTTAAAAACACATCAATCCAAGATATTGATAGATATGACGCTAATATATCCAAAGCAGGTAATGGAATTGCAATAGAATATCCTATACCATTTAGTGAAGATGATGAAACTGCTGATGTTATTTTAAGTAAAGGAAAGGATGTTGAAAAGTTTATAAATGACTTATTGAAAATAAAATAAAAAAGATTTAAAATGAAAAGTTATAAAAGGTTTATAAATAAAAGCAAGTCTGTTAATGAAATGTATGGACTTGACCAGGATATTGCAATGGAAATCATTAATGCAGCTGGTCAATATACAAGCGATGCAGATGAGGCAGCTAACCAAATGTGGGATAGCGCAGAGGAACTTATTAGTTACCTAAAATCTGACCATATTCCTAAAAAATATCATAAGGCATTTGATAAAGGCGTGGCAAGATTTGCTAACGAATCAGTTAATGAATCAGCTAAGTTAGTAGATGAAAAAACCGGAAAAGTTGTTAAATTACCTTATAAGACTAAAGACTTTAGAGGTGATGCTATTGTAGTTAAAGGTTTTTCTGAACCTCGTCATTCAGCATCAAGCGGTAGAATACAAACAGATCAAGGGGAATTTTTTCCAGGCGTAGCAGGTCTTAAAATTGTAGGACATCAATTTGAATCTGTTAAAGAAGGAAATGCATTCAGTGCTGCTAGAGCTAAGGCAATTGCAAATGACGAAAAAACATTTAAAGTCGGTGATGAAGAATACGATGTTGAGGATGTTGATGCTGAAGATAAAGAAAATGCTGAAGAGTTTATTGGTGAAGCAGGCGATGTTAAGCTTATGAAAAGAAAACTTGACTCTATTGTAGGAAGTACTTTAACAAAGATAATCGATGAATTGGCTAAGAAAGGATTCTCAAAAGAAGAAATTGAGAAATACTTAGGAATTGTTGTTTCTGATAGAGTTGAAGAATCTTTTGGGAAGGTTAATGAATCTGATGTACCATCAGAGCTTGCTGATTATGCTGGGGAATTATCTGAAATTGAATTTGATGATTTTGATGAATCTACTGCGGCTCAATTAAAAAAATTATCTAAGAAAATGTCTTTTGTTATCGGAGATGAATCCATATCTGGAATGATGACAATGAAAGATGTAATTAAAATACTTAAATCAAATAATATAAAATTCGTTGAAGTTAATGGAGATGAATCTATGATTGTATTTTAAATCATCAAAAATAAAAACATTTAAAATGAAGAGTTATAAAAGCTTTTTAAACGAAAGAAGAACTATTCAAGTTAAGAGAAAATATGGAAAGTATGCATCAACAGTAGTTGGTGCAAATGCTCCAGTTAGACAAAAAATTCTTGGATTTGTATCTGAGCAAGGATCTTGTTGTAAAACTGACTTAATGGAATACATTAAATCTGCTAATGAAGAGAGCGGTAGAAAAACTAGTCCTCAGTGGATTAAAAAGAATTCCAGATATTTAGTAACTTTTGAGAAAAATGGCGAAACTCATTATAAATTATCAAAACTTGGTAAAAGAGTAATTAATGCCACAAATATTAATGAATCAAATAATGATTATGTTGAGGAAATTGGAGATCTTGAAGAATTAATTTATGATCAAGGTGATATGAGAACTACTGCAAAGTGGGATGATGAATCTGAAGTACTTTTACAAGGTAATATAACCTGGGCAGAACTAGATGTTACTGATTTAAGAAATGCAATTGATATGGCGAGAGATTTTATGAGAAAGCATAAGATCAAAGAATCATTAGTTGTTGAAAATGCTGCTCAGGCTGCTAAGGATTTTGCCGATCTTAGAGCGTTAATTAAAGATGATGCAGATGGTGAACATATTTACAGTATGATCATGAAAGATGATAGCAAAAAAATTCGCACTTTAACAAAAGATCTTAGAGCATTATATAATAAACTTTATAGATATATGAATATGTCTGAAGAGTCTGGAGTTAATGAAGGAAATACTATAGATTCACCGTATCTTCAAAGACAACTTGAGTTTACTATTAAAGATATAGAAAAAGATGAGCCTGATGTTGCTAGCGTTTTAAATGATTTATCAAGTAGATTAGATCAGTCATATCCACAAGGCGATGTAGATATGAAAATAATTTCAAGTATCTTAAAAGAGCCTAATATTAAAAAGGACTACGCTAAAGTTAGTGGTGATGTTGATTTTTATTTAAGCCAAGCTCTTAATTAGCATCTTAAATTCTAATAATAAATATTATAAGGACGGTCTTCGGACCGTCTTTGTTGTTTAATTAAATATTAAAACTATAAATTCGTAAAGAATGAAGGAAATAAAAGATTTCTATAACGAACTAGGTGAAGACTTTCTGAAGCAACTTCTTAATTCAAATGTAAAAGTATCTGAAAAACTTACTGGAACTAAATTTGGATTTAAGAAAAGCAACAATGAATTAATATTTTTTGCTAGAGATAAGAGATATCCTCTTAATAAAATACAAAGAACTATAACATCTCTATATGAAAAGCCTATTGCTCATATAAATTCATTAGATTTATCAAAAATTCCTGATGAAGTATTCTTCTTTTTTGAATATTTTTATAATAATAAGCCTACTAATGTTATATATGAAAATATTCCTAAGAATGGACTTATATTAACACATCTAATAGGATTAGAAGATAAAGATGATAATTCTATTATAAATGACACTAAAACACTTCTTAAGTGGTCAAAACTTCTTAAAACATCTACACCTAAAGTGTATTTTAATGGAGAGTTAAGCGAATTACAAAAAGAAAAGATTTTGAATTTTATAAAAACTGATAAGTCTGATTTAATGATTAGTTTTAACACAAATAGTTTTACACGACATATTATTAAAATTTTAAATCCTAGATTAAAGAAAACTACATTAAATGGAGACATTGACAAATCTATTGAAGGTTTTATATTTGAGTTTAGCAACAATGATAAAGTTTACACAGCAAAAACTATAGATCCGATATTTCATCAACTATCATTACATAAAAAAGTTAATAAATCTTCATCAGATGAAATAGGATTATTGATATATAAGTTCATTGAATGGCTTGGTGAAACTGATTCAATGACAAAGGTAAATGCAATAGGAAGTAGTCCTGATGAAAGATATATAGATTTATTAAGTACATTAATATCAATGTTCATAGATGATAATTCTATTTTTATAGAAGACTTTGATTTAAAGAAACCTACATTTGCTTTAATGCCTGAGTTTAAACTTAATACATCATTTATAAAGAATAAAAAAATACAAGATATTATTAATAATAACCCAAATCTTGCAGATATTTATAAAATACTATTTTCATCATTTAGAAAAGAGCGTAAAAAAATTACTCCAATTATAGATATAAATATGAAAAAGTATATAAATAATTATGTAAGGCTAATACATTCAAAGATTGCTAAAGAAACTATAAATGAAAACTATTATAGTTTTAGTGATTGGCGAAAATTTAAAAACAAAAAATAAAAATACACGTTATGGCTAAAAAGAAAACTGAAAAAACTTTAGACGAGGCTGTTGAGAAGTTAAAGAATGTTGAAACTACTGAAGGTTCTAAAGAAGAATCTAAAACAGTAATTCCTGAACCTGCTAAATCTTCTGGTGATTTAAAAGTTGAATCTCTTAACCAAAAAAATGTTATAATTGACGGAAAGTCATATAGTATTAATAGATCAGAACATAAAGCAATAGTAGCTGGTAATAAAGAAGTTATTGCAAAGGTTGTAAAAAAATAATATTAGTAAATGAAAGATCTTGATAATTTTTATTCCGTGAATATTAATGAATCTTTGGAAAATGCTAAAAAAACTATAGAAAAAAAGTTAGGAAAGTTTACCCAAGGATTTGAAATATACATAGATGATAGTAATAAAAAAGATACTCTCATAATAAGTATAGATGAATTGGTTAAAGCTGGCGCTGAATACCCAGACATTCAAAAAGTCATTGATTCTGCTGTTAAGAAATATAGACTTAAGTTAGATAATTCATCTAATGATAGTGTTGTGTTTTTAACCGAAGGTGTATCAGATACACTAGATGAAGTTTCAGAAAAAATGGGAATGATGTTTACTATACTTAAAAGTAAATTAAGAGACGCTGCTAAACTACTTAAAAACTCTGATGATAGAGAAGAGTTTTATAAAATGGTTAAAGATTTTATTGAATCTAAAACTGGCATAGAAGTTATGGAAAATTTAGATTCTTTGCTTGAGAGAGCTGATTCTAAAGCACAGCGAAGGTTATTTGCTATTGCACTTCAATATAAGAGAGGCAATATAACAAAAGAAGAATTAGAACCTGAATATGCTGAAGAAATTATTAAAATTTCTGAGCTTCCTGAAAAAACGTTAAGAAAGTTTGCAAAGACTAAGGAAAAAGGACTTCCACATTATGTAGACAAAAAATAATAAAAAGACTAGGATTATTTCTAGTCTTTTTTAGTTAATTTCTTAAGAGTCATCCAACCTCCAACACCCCACTTGTTTTGATATGTTTTTTCACCACCTGATGTAAGGTAGGCTTTTCTATCTTCATCTTCTTCGGTTTTTACAGTAACTCCTAAATTACCATTATGATGAAATACTCTTGAGCCAATTATAAGAGTATGATAAAATAAATGTTCTTGTAAAGTTCTTGAATAATCATTATCACAATACCAAAATTCAAAATCTTCATCAAGATCTCCTATATGTTCATATATTTCTCGCTTTTGGAATATACACCATCCCGTGATATGATTTGATACTGCCCAACCATCTTCATATTCTTTACCAGATTCAATATATGATATATGATTTTTTTTATTTGGGTTACAGCATCCTGCACTCCATATATTTCTCTTTTTCATTACATCAATTGCGATTGATGCCCAATTCTTATCAAATGTTAAATCATTATTACAAAGAACCACATATTCAGCATTTCCTGCTTTTCTACCAATATTTAAGTATCTATGATAACCAAAAGGTAATTCAGTGTAAATAGTTTTTACATTATAATATGTATCATAATTAACATCTTTATTGCTCTCAACCACAAATACATTAAATTGTATAATAAATGCATCTTCTGATTCATAAAGAGATTCAATACATCTCTGAGTTTCATTTAAAAGAGCTCCATCTTTTGCATTACTTATAATTACAATGTCTACTTCTTTCATTTAGTTGTTATTTTACTATGATCTATTATACTTTTATAAATGTTTAAGAATGATGTAAAGTCATGTTTATTATCAGATGCTAATTCACAAAATCTACTATAAACATTATATGCATATAAGCTATCGCTTGTAAATCTATCAAAGTCTATAAAATCTAAAGGTATGTCATTTGATGCACAATCTATTGCTATTTGATAAACTACTTTAGCATTATGATTCATTTGGCTGTTTACATCACTTGCATTCCATAACCCGCCTGGACTTACTCCATGCTTTGCTCTAGATTTTGCTGTTATTTCTAAATCTCTCATAGGTACAAATACTTTCTTAATTTTGTACTTCTTAGATAATTCAGGTATTCTATTATAAAATTGAGGTGCTTTACATATTAATGGATAATTTTCATTATCTGGATCTAAATAGATTTCAAGACCTCCTCTGCTATTTTGATTTATATACTGTTCTATTTCATCACTTGTTAGGTTTTGGTATCCTGTATCTAATCCTAGTAATGATAACAATTTTACAAGAATAGTTGTACCGCTTCTACCTGTACCGGTTATTAAAATCTTGTTTTTCATAATTATCTTTTTTGTGCTTCAGTTGTATTTGAATTAAAATCATAGTGGTATAGGACTTTATCTATATTATATTCACTATAATTTTTTTTGGCCATATTTTCACCAAAGAGATTATCTTCACCTACATTAATTTCTGGAAACAATTCAACAATACTCTTTTTCCATACCATTAAATGATTAGGTTGTCTTAAATACATTGTTGGTAAATTTACATTTTCAGTGAACTCTTTTGAATAATGGCAAATCATAGGATTAGATTCGTTTATACTAACAGATGCTTGAAAATTAATGCAATCTGTACCATGTTGATTTATTGCATCTAAAATATCACTAACATAATTAGGCTCAACCCGATCATCATCATCTACAAAACATATGTATTTACCAGTTGCAAGATATATTAAGTTATTTCTCTTTTCACCTACGCTCATTTGCCAATTATCACCAAGATATAAAATTTCAACTGGCTTACCTTTAGCCTGTTTTGTAAGTTCTTCTATTACTGAAAATTGTTTAAGTCTGTTAGGCAGTGAACATAATAATATGCTAAGTTCCATTATTATAAAGATTTAATAAAGTTAATGATTTCCTCAGTATTAGATTTACCTACAATAGCTGCATTATCTTTCCAAAGATCTTCAAAGTCTGTAGTGATTGTAGATACATATAAATCATTCTTACTTTCTTTAACAATCACTGCACATCCATGATCTTGCTCCCAGGTTTTAACAATTAATCCAGGTGTCTGTGCTGCTTTCATTATTGCTTTATATGAAGTTCCACACCATGACATAGTAGTGTATTTTAAATTATGAGGCAATGCATCATGCATTACAATTATACCTCCATGATTCAAACGGTCTAATGAATTAAGCAAATCTCTCCATGTTTGATCTTCAGTATGTAGCCCATCTATAAAAATTAAATCAAACCCCTTATATTCAGGATTATCACTTTTAAAAAAATCATCTGATTTAAGAGTTAGTACATTATCTTGAACTCTCCTAGGAAAAGGTTCAACACCTACTTTATAAGGTACTTTTATTGTATCAAAATTGAATCCCTGTTGTATTCCAATCTCAAGATATTTTTTTGGTTTTTTTTCACTTATTATAAATTCTAATAAGTCTGTTCTAGTTTTCATTATATTTATTATATGGTATATTTTATTTAATTATAGTAAATTTCTTAATTACTCCTTGATATGTTTTATATGGTCTTTTTAATAATTCTGAGCATTTTATAGCCTCTAATAAATTATGATCAGCATGAGTGTCATCAAAAATCCAAGGTATGGTTTGATTAAACAGATTAATATGCTTATGAAATCCTACTCGATGTGCATGAGGTCCATCTATTAATAAAAATGAATAATCACTTGGCAACCTTTCTTTAATGATAGATTCATTAAACCACATATGATCTCCGTATGATATTAAAGGAGCATGTATGTAATTAGACTCATTAACATAATTTACCCATTTTAGGTTATCTTCAACAGAATATACAGTATAGTGCTTACACAGTTCTTTAGTTCCTGTCCCACTACCTAATTCAACAATAGTAGATCCTTTAGGTATATGCTCTAAAATCCACTTAAAGGTATGTTCACATATTGCAAATGGATTAGTTTTTCCATCTTCTGTAAATAAATTTTCAACCATCTTAAACATTTTAGCTATTGCTTGATATTTAATAATAAAAGATTATGGCAAATATAGATAATAAGCTATCAGAATTAAAAGTTAATGATGTGCATAAAGTAGATTTAGACAATAATGAAGATACTTTAGCAAATTGCTGGAATCATCAAAAATATATGCAAGAAACTGTATATGGGTATGATTTTTCAAAAATCACTATTGGTGAGATTGTTGATTTTAGCTTTATGAATAAACATGCTCTTAATGATGAAATCGGCGAATTTATGGATGCTTTAGGTGGAATAGAAGATGGCGTAGGTAATGCTGCATGGAAACCTTGGAAAAAAAGCAATTCTTCTATTAGAGGTAAAAAAATATCTGATTTAACACCAGGCGATATTAAAGAACTTAAAATGGAGTTTGTTGATATGTTTCATTTCTTTATGAATTTTGGAATAATTATTGGAATTACTCCTAAAGAAGTCTATAATATGTACTTTGCTAAAGCAAGTGAAAACGTAAATAGACAAAAACAAGGATACTAATATGACAATAAATTTAGAAACTATACTAGGTTTAGAATTAGTTGGTGAAGAAATAGATACCTTTATTACTATCTTAAAAAGAATACATGAATCATCTTTAAAAGACGATAGCATAGGATTCAAGAGTGATAAACCAAACATTATTGAATTTACTGATGACGAGATTGGTTTAGTAAATTTAATATATGAAAACTTTAAACCTGTAGACAACCCTAAAGATGATACTAGCGACAGAGCAAACACATAAGATAGTAAAAATATCTTATATAGAAAATAATGAACGTAAATTTATAGATGTACCTAAAGAAAATTTTTGGTATTGGGATGAATGTAAATCAGCAAAAGCAGATAAAACATTCAAATCTTATTTAGGAAAGCCAGTAAAGAAAAACTATGAAAAGGCTAGTAAATATAATATAAATAAGTTTTCTATATGGGAATGGATTAATACACAGCCTAAAGAGTTGCAAAATACTCTATATAAATTAGCATTTCCTAAAATGCTATTTTGTGATATTGAGACCGAGGTCATTGATGGATTTCCTGATGTAAATGTAGCAAAAGAAAAAGTAACCACTATTACTTTTACTTATGTGGATAAAAATAAAAAGATTCAAAGCATCACTGTTGGATATAAAGAAGATTTTAATCATGAGCAGCAAAATAAGATGCAAGGATTTATTGATGACTATTTTACATCAGTAAATAACAATAGACCTATAGTTTTTAAATATAAGAAAGTTAATAATGAAACTGAGCTTCTTCAATTTTTTATAGAAATATGTAAAAAGTTTCATATTATAACAGGATGGTATTTTGAAGACTTTGATTGGCCTTATCTAAAAAGAAGAATGATGAATCTTGGTTTAGATTATAAACAAATATCACCAACCAATACATTAGATAGATATAATAACCCTAATCATTTTGTAATCATTGATTACATGAAAGTGTTTGAAAAGAATGATAAAACTATTAGAGTTAAAGAATCATTAAGCCTTGAATTTATATCTAATGCTGTGTTAGGTGTAGGTAAATTAAAATATGGCGGGACATTACAAGAAATGTATGAAAATGATTATAAGAAATATGTTCTCTATAATAATGTAGATACAATTAATGTATTATTAATTCATGACACTTGTAAAACTCTTAATGCATTATTAGCATTATCAAATATGTCAGCATGCGAAGTTGCTAAATGTCAATCAGCAGTAAACATTACTGAAGGATTAATGTCAAAAGGATATTTAGCAGAATATAAAGTAATTCCAAAAAAATCAGGCAGAGGAAATGAAAAAGAAGAATATGTAGGTGCATATGTTAAAGCGCCTATTACTGGAATGCACGGTGCTGCAACATGCTTTGACTTTAGTTCACTATATCCATCCATTGCTCGTCAGTTAAATTTATCACCTGAATCATTTATAGGTAAAAATACACCTAATATGACAGATAAGTATGGAAAAGAAGAATCTTTTGATAAGTATAAAGAATTATCTAAAAAAATAGATAGATCTAATAATAAAGAAATTATATCTATATCAGGTTGTAAATTTACAACAAATGGGAGTACTCTTAAGACCATTTTTGATAATTTATATGCACAACGTAAAATTGACCAAACTAGATTTAAGAAATGTGATAAGCTTGCACATGAATTAAAACAAAAGCTTAAACAAATGTAACATAATTAGTATTAAATTAAAAACGTAAAATTTATGAAAAAAGTAGAATTAACTGGAGTAAATGTAACAGAGTTTACAAAATTTATTGGAATGCTTGCTAAATTAAGCTCAGCTAGCACAGTGTACTTTACAATTGACAATGATAAGATAATTTCAGATTCTTATATTGAGAGTAAGTCACTGATTAAATCACTAAGATACAAATTATCAGATTTCTTTGAAGAAGATACTATTAATAGTGTTGTAAAATGTACTTTTTATAGTGGTAAAAAACTTGCTGATGCATTTTCATACCTCAATGGGAATGACATAAGAATCACTATTGATTATAATGAATATGAATCTGAAAATTTTGCAACTAGATTTGTTATAACTGATGGTAAATTAAAAGTTACTCTTAAAGGTGGTGATCCTGCATTAATTGAATTTGTTAGTGTTCCTCAGAAAGCTATTGATACTTTAACTAATTGTGATTCTGCTGGGAATTCATTTCAGATAACATCTAATGAATTAAAGCAAATTAAAAGTTTAGAGAAGTTTGATACCAATCCTTACATTACATTCTCAATTAATGGAAGTATTAAAGTTAAATCAGAAAATTCTTTTGAAATTGACATTAATGATAACATGGATCAAGTTTCAACTGAAGGTGAATATAAAGTAGATAAGACTTTAATGGCATTAGTTGAAAATGAAACTTATTCAGCATATACATTTGATGATAAAATAATCTTAAAGAGCGTAGATGAAAAGATTATAAATGTAGTTGCTTTAACTGATACAGTTGATTAATGATTAATATATCAGAAATTCATACTGATGAGCTGGATAGTGTTGACTTTAATTCTTTAAGTAAACAAGAATTGGTTAACACTATTCATCAGCTTGAAAATGAAGCTCTTGTGTATGACACTATGCAAATGGCCGAAAAAATTGCACTTAACAGTATTTATGGTGCATTAGGTAATGAGCATTTTAGATTCTTTGATGTTAGATTAGCAGAAGCAATCACATTACAAGGACAAGATGCAATTAAGTATAGTGAAACTGTTCTAAATCAATATTTCTGGAAAGCATTTCATAGAGATAAAGAACTTCTTAATGCACTTAAAGAAAAATGCCCAGATGTTATAACAGAAAATGTAAAGCCATGTGAAAATCCTGTAGTTGTTTATATGGACACAGATTCTTGCTATGCAACATTTCAAGAAGCATTGGATAATGTTAATTGGACAGGTCATGTAAATGATTTTGTTCTTACTATGACAGACGCAAGATTAGGTAGTTATTTAACAAATGCATTTGAAAAATATGCAAAGCATTATAATACAGATAATTACTTAATGTTTGAATTAGAATCTATAGCATATCATGGGATTTGGACAGCAAAGAAAAAGTATGTTCAAGAAATGGCATGGGCAGATGGTAAAATTTATGAACCTCTCCAAAAAATTAAAGCAACTGGATTAGAAATGATTCAAGCACAAACTCCAGCATTTTGTAGAAATATTCTTGCTGATGTAGTAAAGTGGATGTTTAAGAAAGGTGCTTCTTTTGAAATTAAGGATTTGGCTAATGAATTATCTAGCATAAAGAAGCAATTTCTAATATCAGATATAGATGATATTTCTAAAAACACATCTATAGGTGATTATAATAAATTTATATTAGAAGATGAAGCATCTCTAGAAATAGGTCCTCACTGTCCTGCACACGTTAGAGGAGCAGGTGTACATAATCATTTACTTAATAAAAATCCAAAGCTAAAGAATAAGTATGATAGCCTAAGATCAGGTGATAAGGTTAAGTGGTATTATGCAGCAAGTATATCTGAAAAGTTTGATAAATTTTCATATAGGCGAGGAGATCACCCTAAAGAGTTTGCTTTGGCTATGGATTATGATACTCAATTTGAGAAAACTTTACTGGGTCCAGTAAATAACATCATAGAGGCAATGAAATATAAACCACTTACAGCGAGTCTTCATACTGCTAAAAAATTATTTTAAAATAAAAAGATATGGCAAAAAAACAAGAAAGATCAATAGATGATATTTTTGGGAGCTTAAATAAAATAAACCCATTAAGTACAATGGATCTTGGCAATTCAAATATTGGTAGAATAACTGACCAAATTGATACAGGAAATTGGATTTTAAATGCAGCAGTCTCAGGATCAATAAAAGGCGGCATAGCAAATAATAAGATTTATCAAATGGCAGGTGAATCTGGTGCAGGTAAAACATTTGTATGTTTAAATGTTATTAAGAATGCTCAAGAATCTGGGTATTCTATAATGTACATTGATACTGAGGCAGCATTAGATCATTCAATGTTAGAAAAGTTTGGAATAGATACAAGCCTAAAAGGAAAGAGTAAGTTTATGTATATGCCAGTAGGTGATATTGATAAACTAAAGAGTACTTTAACCACAGTTGTTAAGGACCTTAAAGAAGTAAAAATAAGTGGGGGAACTATTCCAAAGATGTTAATTATATTAGATAGCATTGGAATGATTGCATCTAATAAAGAAATTGAAGATGCAAAAGAAGAAAACCATAAAGCAGATTTTACAAGAGCAAAAGGAATAAGATCCTTATTTAGAAATATTACATTAGATCTTGGATTAATCGGAGTACCTATGATTTATACCAATCATGTTGGTGTAAACATTGGCGGGTATGGAGATCCTATGGTTGTAGGAGGTGGAGAAGGTAATAAGTACAGTGCATCAGTTACACTCTGTTTAAGCAAATCTAAATTAAGAGAAGATAAAAAAGATGTTAAACGACAAACAGGCATCATATGTAAAGCAAAAACTCTAAAGAATAGATTTGCACAACCTATAGCAATAGAATTCCATATTGACTTTAGAAAGAGGTTTAATAGATACATTGGAGTACATCCTTTTATAAGCTGGGATAATTGTGGAATTGGCAAAGGAAAAATATGGACACAAAAGCAATTTGATAAGCTATCAGAATCAAGTAAGAAAATTTGTAAACCATTTACTTCTACTAAAGAAACTAAAACAGGCGAAGAAACTGTTACCCTATATTTTGAACCTAGAGAAAGCGCATTAAAATTTGTGGTTGAGCATCTAGGTGAAACTGTTGATAAATCTGAGCTTTTTACTGCAAGAGTAATGGAGCCAGTAAAAGATAGGCTTGATGAAGTAATCGTAGAAGCATTTTCATTTGGATCTGATGAAATTGAAGAAGAAATTGATAGTTTGATAGATGAAATTGAAGAATCTGATGAATTAGTTGATTAATATTCAGATTCTTTTAAACATTTCATACTTAATAACTATTTAAAAATAAAAAATGATTAATACTGGTGAATTTGAAAAAGTTTTTTTACTATATGCTTTAGAGAATCCTCATTATCTTTCTTCTGTTGATAAAGGATTCTTTGAAATTAAAGAAATTGATACTTTAGCAATAATAGTAAAAGCATATTGGAGTAAATTTAAACAAACTCCAACTAAGGAACAGTTATGGATGTTAGTTAAATCTAAAGATATTCAAATTGACGGTGGGTTATATAATAAAATCTTTGAAAATCCTTTAGAGAAATATGATATTGACTGGGTTAAAAGAACTGCAGAATCTTGGATATTATGGAAAAACCTAGATAGTAGTTTAACAGATACCCTTGAGTTCGTTAGCACACAACAAGTATCTCCTGAAAATGTTGAAGGTATAATAAGACAAGTTAAGGATATTATAAATGGCAGAAATTCAATCAATTTTAATAATGATTTAGGATTAAGTTTCTATAATGCAATAGATCATAAATTAGATTCACTTTCAACTATCACAACTAATTATATGTTTGTTGATAGACTGATGGGCGGGTATACAAAAAAGACATTAAATGTTTATGTTGCACCGCCTAACACAGGGAAATCATTATTCATGGCACATGATGCTGCTGAGTATATTAAAAAAGGCAAGAATGTTATATATGTAACTCTTGAAATGAGTGGCCAAAAGATTCTTAAAAGAGTTGGTGCAAATGTATTAGGAATCTCAATAGATGATTATGAATCAAAATCTAGGAATACTGAATTCATGGAGAAAAAGATTAAAGCATTCAAAAATCAATCTCTAATGGATCCAGGTGAATTAAGAGTTGTTGAATTCCCTACATCCACTGGAACTGTTGATGACATTGATGTGTATCTTAAAAATATTCAAGAAACTACAGGCATTAAGTTTGATGTTGTTATTATTGATTACATTAATATTCTTAGAGATATTAGAAACCCAAACACAGAACAAACGTATATTAAAATTAAGAATATATCTGAAGATCTTAGAGCGTTTTCACAAAAGAATGATGTTGTTGTGATTAGCGCAACACAAACAAATAGAGGTGGCTTTGATTCTACTGAAGTTACTATGGCAAATATTGCTGAATCTGCTGGTTTAGCTCATACTGCCGATAATATCATGGCAATTATTCAAGACTCTGAGATGAATCTTAATAAAGAATACTGGCTTAAATTACTTAAAGTAAGAGATGGCGCTGGTAAACACACTAAATGTTTATTAAACATTGATTATGATTATATGATATTATCAGAAACTGATGTTTTAGTAGAAGATAATTAAAAAAAAATAAAAAAACGTGGATAAATCATATTATAATGAAAACCGGTATTATGATGCAGATGTCACAAAGCATGATACTAAATTAGAAATTGACACAAACTCTCCTGTTTATACTAATTATGAACAAGACTATGTTGAGAAATTACAAAGCATTAAAGATCTTGAGAATCATATTAATAATGATAGTGTAATAAGAAAAATTGTAGATAAAATACCTACTGCTGATATTAAAAAGAGAATTACTTTAAATATAGAAGAAACTAATAAATTTTATGGATTCTGTAAGCTTAGATTAGAATCACAGTATACACAAGTACAAATATTTGATATTGCAACGTCATATCTTAATATAGAACCTAAAGATTTTTACGCAAAATTATCAATAAAATTTAAAGAAATGCTATTATCTGAATTATCAGATAGTGGCCATTATAAATCAAAAGCATTATTTTAAATGGCAGGAATTTGGCTTTTTACGGACACGCATATAGGCGCAAGAAGTAATAGTAATGAGTGGATGGATATTATTTCATCTGCGCATTTTAACTTTATTATACCAACGATTGAAAAGAATTGGAAAGAAGGTGATCTTATCATACATTGTGGAGATGTATTTGATAATAGACAAAGTACAAATCTAAAAGCACTTGATATAGGAATAAAGGTTTATGAAAGACTAGCAAAATTAGGACAAGTTCATATCATTGCAGGAAATCATGATATTTATAAAAAAGATAGCACAGAAATCACAAGTCTTGATTCTCTTAAATGGATTCCTAATGTAAACATATGGAAAAATCCTGCATGTATTAATGTAAGACAGCATAAGTTATTTTTAATGCCTTGGAGAGCAACAGTTAAAGAGGAAGGTGAAACGCTTAAAGAATATCAAAAGCAATATAAACCAGATTACGCATTTATGCATGGTACATTTAGCGGAACTCAATATAATAAGTATGTAAAGATTGATGCGAAAGAAGGTGGATCAACAACATCAACTGCAGGATATAAAAGAGTATTTTCTGGACATATACATTGGCAACAAGATGTTAAGAATATTAATATCATGGGAAGTCCTTTTGAAATCACAAGAGGTGATGCAGATAATAAAAAAGGAATGTATTATTTGGATCTTGAGACAGGTAATGAAACTTTTTATGAAAATACTATATCTCCTAAACATCTTAAATTTAGGTTCACGGAATTCAATAAAGAGCTATTTGAAAAAATAGCCAAAGTTGCACCTAATAATTTTATAGACATTCAGGTTGCTAACTCAGTTCTCGCAAAGAATGCATCAAAATTCTGGAAATCTGCTGAAAAGATAAAGGATCTTGCTAGGAACCTAGAACTTCAACAATATGAAGATGAGGTTATTGATGATGATGTAGCTGAGGTAAGTGAAAATATGGATCATGATGAATTAATCCAAACAGAAATTAAAAAGAGACTTCCTGAAGAAACTGATAGGAAAAAAGCAATAAAGATAATTGATGAAATAATTAAAGAAGTATCATGAGAATATTAGAATTAGAATTTAAAAATTTCAATTCATATGGAAATGGATTGCAAAAAGTTGATTTAAGAGATCCTAACTTCTATTTACTTTACGGTGTTTCAGGAGTTGGTAAAAGCACAATAAGAGAAGTTATTGGATATCTTTTATATGGTAAAGTTGATGGTAAGAACATGGGCGATCTTCCTAATCGGACAAATAAAAAAGATCTCTATGGTCGAATCTTATTTGAGGCAGGAGGAAGCATTATTGAATTAAAAAGAGGTATGAAGCCTAATATATTTGATGTAACTATAGATGGTGAACCTGAAGATACTGCAGGTAAAAAGAATGTACAGGAGATACTTGAAACAGAATACTATAAAATACCACAAAGCACATATAACAACATTGTAACTATATCAATAGATAAGTTTAAGTCGTTTTTAAATATGTCTCCGTCTGATAAGAGAAAAATCATTGACCAGATATTTAGCTTTATTGTATTCAATAAGGTTTATGAGAGACTAAATAGGAAAGTACTTGATTATAACACCGAGCTTAAAAACATTAATGGAAAAATCACAGTTCTTACCGAGAGCAAATCAGATATTACTCAGAAGTTAGAAACCATGAATAGCCTTAATAAAGAAAAGATTAATGAAGCTCTTGATAGTTTAATTCCAAGGATTAAAGATTTGCGGGAAACGTCAAAAAAAATAGAAGATGTATTAGTAACTATTAAAGGTAAACAAGATTTAATAACACAAAAAGATTCTGATTTAAGATCAGATATATCTACTTATAATTCTGATATATCAAAATATAAAACAGAGATTAAAAATGTTGATAAGCAAATAGATTTATATGATTTAGGTAAATGCCCAACCTGCACAAGTGATTTAACAACTGATTATCATAAAGATCTTAAGAATGAATTGCTTAAGACACGGACTAGCTTAATTAAAAAGAAAGAAGATTTTGATAAATTAGTTGATTCTAAAAATGCAATGAGAACTACTATTCTTGATGCAAGTAAAAAGGTTCAAGACAAGCGATCACAGTTAAGTAATAAGCTAAGCACTATTAAGAGTAATTTATCAACTCTTGCACATGAATATAAAATGACAAAAGAAAGTCTTGAAAGCGACAGCTCAGAATTTGATGGCATATTAAAGAATACTGTTGATAAAATAGACAATCTTATGAATAGCTTAGATAATTTAAGTAAGGAAGAATTCCTATATTCTGAAATATCTAAAATATTTGCAGAGGATGGTGTTAAGAAACAAATCCTTAAATCTGTTTTACCTGGATTAAATAAGTCAATTAATGAATTTACTAGAAAATTGCATTTTCCATATAAAATTGAAATAGATGATAAATTTAATTCAGTTATTACAAGCATGGGTTCTACTATTTCTGTAAAGACATTAAGCACAGGTGAACATAAAAAAGCTGATTTTGCTGTCCTTATATCAATTATTAAAATAATGAAAAGAAACTTTCCTGGAATTAATTTATTATTTCTTGATGAGCTTCTTGGAAATATTGATGGTCATGGTATTTATGAATTGCTTTCATTAACTAGAAAAATAGTTGATGAGCTTGATATGAATGTATTTGTGATAAATCATGCTGAATTACCATCAGAGATTTTTGATTATAAGATAGAAGTTGTTAAGAAAAGTGGCTTTAGTGAAATGGCAATAGAAAAAACATAATAAATATATTATATGAGCGACCTTCCACACATATATAATACTTTTCAAAATAAAGATGATGTACTTATAAGATCAATTCTAGTAGGTACCTTGCATTCTTTTAAAGATAAGATATATTGGCATAATGTTATTAATAGTGAAAAAACTAAAGTAGATGTACCTTTTTACTTTACGATTGCAGGATCTGAAAGATTTTTAAGTGATATATTTTTAAATGAATATAACCTTGATAATGGTCAAGCAGCTGAATCTGTTTATAATAAATACCCAAGAGCTCATGTATCATTAAATAATATTTCAATACAAGAAGAATACTTAACAAATAAATTTACTCGAGCTAACTTTTTAAAAAATACATCAGATGGCGAAGTTCTTGAATATAATGCAGAATTTCAAAATATGCCACTTAAAGTTGATATGTCAATAACTATATTTGTTGACTCTATTATAGATATTTTTAAATGTATTCAATCAACAATGGAAAACTTATATAAGAATGTTTACTATTATGTAGATACACAAGGTATTAAAGTACCTTGTCATTTTTTTATTCCTGATAGTGTTGAAAAGGAAAGAACTATGGAATTTAGTTTTACTGATAAGAAAGAAATAAAAGTAACATTTGATATAGAAGTGCATGCTGATTATCCATTATTTAAGAAAGATACTGAACTTTTTGCAGGTACTTCTATGAGCAAGATTGTATATAAAGTAAACACAGTTAATGCATCATCGCCTGCAACTCGTGAAACTCCTGCTAATGAAACAGATAGTTCAGGAGGTAAATATACAGTCACTAAATCAGTGTGGCCAACAGAAAATAATAAGGGCAACTTTTATCCTAACAAAGAAAGTGAATAAATATAAAAAATAAATGGTTTGGAAATGAAAATCAATATCAAAGAAAAATTTAACTTAATTGAAAAATTAGAAACTCTTAATGAATCTGTTAAAGATCATGCTGAAGCTAATAGTATTTGCTCAAAAGGTATATATGAATTTAAGAAAGGTGTTAATCCTGGATTATTCGGTTCTTTTATGAACACTCTTAATGCATACAATTGGATTTCAGAAGTTGATGGATTCATCAATGATTACTCTAAGTTTATCAATGAAAATCAAGTAGGTGTACAATTAGAACAGATTCTTAACTCATTAGATTCAAGTAATCATAGAGCAACTTATCAGTCTGCAATTGACACTCTTAATGAATTAGTTCCTATGAAGGAATCTAAGATTAAAGAAAACTTACATAAATTAAAAGCTTTTAAATTTATACCATCTTTAAGAGTATTTTTAGAAAATTATGAAAAGGTGGAATTTGCGGTAAGCAACTCTGTTAAAGCAATTGTTGAAAAAGAACATGTATCACCAGTAATGATTACTGAAAGTGGTTATGTTTTTAACTTAAATGGAATAAATTACGAAACCAACTCATCACTAACAAGTCTAAAGAAATTTGAAGGTAAAGTTTCTGGTAAATTTAATTATGGACTTAGAGCATTATCTATGTTTAATGCAGATGCTGGTGAATTTGTAATGGAAACAAAAAATGGCTATATTAAAATAGTAGCAACTGATGAAGGCGAAAACAAATTCTTTATCGGTGAAAATGAATTCTTTGGGAAAGAATCTATATTAACTGCTCTTAATGTAACAAGAGTTGTTGATTATTTTGACAAAGATGTTAAATCAGTACTTGAGTTTATGTTTGATAACGCTAATGAGTATGCTGTTATTGAATGTGTAAAGAGTATAAAAATGGCTAACGAAAGTTTTAAAACATCTTTCATTAAATTAGCAAATAACAAAATATTACTTAATACTGTAAATTCTTTTGAAAGAACAAATGAAATGACAGAAATTACCGGAGACAATTTTGATTCTATTGTGGAATCTTTTGCTAAAGGTTATAAGTTAGATATTATCCCAGTTCTTGAAAGTATTAAAGTAAACTTAAAGGCAGTAGAATTTGCTAAAAAGGTTAAAGACATCAATTTATCAAAAATGGTTAAAGATTCTGATGCAATCTTTACTGAACTTGATGAAGCGTTATCTTTTTATGATTCAATGAACGAAGGAGAAAAGTCAGATTGTTCTAAATCTTTTAAATCTTTAGATTCTAAATGTACTATTGCTAAATCTGAAAAGGTTAAGTTTTTGTTAGAAGCTAAAGCAAAGTATACAAATGAAGAAGTTGATGGAATTACTAATGTTCTTGAATTACTTAACATTGAATTAAAGAAAGCTTTAGGAAAAGTTAATGAAGATAAGTCATTTGATGAATTTGTTGCATCAGTACCAAAAGCATTATCTGATACAGTTAAGAGCGTTTTTAAGAAATTAAGAAAAGATACAGATGATTATCAATTTCGTGAAGATGGTGCAATATACTTAGGTAATAAACCAAAGAAAGTTTTAAGTAAAACAATAGGTCTTGATGTTTATAACTTTTATGTTGACACTATTGCAATGGTTGGCGATGTAATTTCATATGAAGAAAAGGATAATGACTCAGATAAGATGGATAAGACATTTAGTTTTGTTCCTTATGAATAAAAAATAAAAAACATTTTAGATGAAGAGTTATAAAAGCTTTTTAAATGAAAATTACGACAAAGAAACTATCAAACAAATAAAGAAGTCTAAGAATTTTTCTAAGAAAGATAAGAAAGATATTATTACAATTTCAGAAATTTGGGGGTTAATTGATACTTGTCATGAAGAAGTACTTGCAAAAACAAGAAATGTTAAAGTACCAGAACACAAAAGGTTAATTGATGAAGCAGAAGATGATTTGAATGCAATTAGAATTTCATTGAATGATTTCTTGGCTGATAAAGAAGAATTACTTGATGAAGCAAAGCATGTTAATGAAGCAGATATATCTGGAAGCAAAATTAGCATGCTTGGAACTAAAATCTTCAATAAAATAAAGATTGGTTCTAAGTTTAACACAGACACTAATGTTTATACTGTTAAAGACTTTGGTAGAGCATCAAATGCATTTAAAGAATATATCGTAACTGATAAAAATGGTAAAGATATTGGTGCTAAGCTTAGCGCTATGTACAGTACTACCTTTGCTCTTTCTGATGATCCAAGAAGTTTAGTATTTAGAAAAGAAGAAATGCTTAATTCTATAACCATATAAAATAAAAAGTAACCTAAGATGAAAGGATATAGAGAGTTCTTAAATGAATCAAAAGAATCATATAATGATAAGGGTTTTTGGAATGGTGTTAGCAAGGAATTAGCTAAACAGCTTAAACCATATAAAGTAAAATTAGCTAAATTTAGAGTTGATAAGTATTCAAGAACAATTACATATGAATTCAAACAACGTGCAAACTCATTTATTTTAGAGATAGCGCATGATTGGGGTAGAGATGGCAGTGAAGGTAAACCTGATACAACATTTACAGTTAATGTATCTGATGGAGAAACTTTTACTGAGGATTTAGGTAGATTTGCAATATGGGATGAGCTTAATTATGTAGCTGAGGATATTATTAATGTAATGAAATCTATGGAAGGTGAGGAACTTGCTCAATGGATATTTGAATCTGTAGTTAATGAATCATGTGATGTACATAGCTCTTATGATGAAGACTGTGATGATTGTGTTGCAGGTGAAACTAATGAAAAAGAGTTTAAACCCCATATGATGTATGATACTGAAACAGGAAAAGCATATAAAGCAGAAAAACCTGAAGATCATGAGAGAATGTCTAAGTTAGGATATACTCATAAAAAATAGGTTAAAAACAATTCTTAAATTATATTAGACGGGTGGCATTTGCTGCCCGTTTTTTTAAACATTTCTCCAAGTTATTTGATTTAATAATTATACCAAATACTCTAAAAATGGCAAGAACAAGAAATTATGTAAACAATGTAGATCTTTTAGAAGAACTGTATTTGTCTATAGAACAAGAAAGCTTAACACGTAAAGGATTAGACATGTTAATGAAGCTTGCCCAAAGAACACAAAGAAAATTATATTACTCTTGCGATGATGATAAACAGCATTGCTTATCTGAAGCATACTTTGATTTAATTAAAAGATGGACAAAATTTAATCCTTATTCTGTAAGATCTTTTGGCTTTGAATTAATTGACTATAAAGGAAGTGGTGGAAAAATAGAATTATCAAGTGAATCAAGAGACATGAAATTTTATAAAGACCCTAGCAACAGAGAGTCAATTTTAAAATGTGAAACAGTTTCAGGAGTTGAAATAGGAATACGAAAAGATAAAAAAATTAGTTATTTAAAGATTACAGACTTAAATATTGATTGGACAGTAGCACGAGAAGGTTTCATTAAAGCTAACCCACACTTATTTAAAAAACCTGGATATAGGCTACCACCTGAAATGCCAACAGTTTCTGAACTATTACTAAAAACATTTTCAAATAATCAAACAGGTATTTTTGATCCTTTAAAAACAAGAGTTAGAGTAAAGTATAAAATACTTGGATTGCCTAAAGATGATATTAAATATTCTGAGTGTTGGGTTTATAAAACTAATGCAGTAGTAAAAGACCCTAATCCATTTTCATACTTTACATCAATATGTATCAATGGATATGCAAAAGGATTTAAAGAACTTCGACCTAAAAAAGATAAGGGTAAGTTTATTTCACTAGATGCAGGATTTAATAATGATGATGGGACTGACTTATTTAATACATAAAAATAATTTTATGGGTTGTCAATAAAAAATTTAAAACCTAGAAAAGACGCCAAAACCAAACAAGGGTATTTTCCAATAAATGAATCTAAAAAATATTTTGGCAAAGGTCCTGTTATTTATAGAAGCTCATGGGAATATAGATTTTGTGTATGGGCTGAGAGAAATCCTAACGTAACTAATTGGTCTAGTGAACCTGTAGGCATTAAGTACTTTGATACATACAATAATAGATATGCTACATACTATCCAGACTTTTTAATTGTATTAGATACAGGTAAACGTGTATTAATAGAGGTAAAGCCGCGCCAGCATCTTCTAAAACCTTCTCAACCAAAGAGAAAAACAAAAAAATCACTTAAGAGTTATTTATATAATCTAGAACAGTACACAAAAAATATGTGCAAATTTCAAGCTGCACTAAAATACTGCGAATCTAAAGGATGGAAGTTTAGAATAGCAGATGAGACTTGGTTTAAAAACGTATGACACTCTTAACTGAAATTAAAAAAATCCAAAATCGTGTAGGTTTACGAAAAGCTAAATCAGATTCATATAGCTGGTATACAAGCGCTAAAAAATTTGAAAATTTATCTGTTGCACGTGCTCCTCAACAAAAAGGACATTTAGAACCTGGAAAGATACACATATTTACATATAATCCTAAAGGTAAAAAGATTTTAGATTATTATGATAAGAAGCCTATTGTTATAAGTTTAGGAACGATTAAAGAAGATAATGGCAATGTTTATGATTTAGCATTAAATCTTAATTTTATTCCATATCCATATAAATGGTATATCTTAAACATGCTTACTCAACTATATGGAGAATTCTATAAATCACAGTCTACTGGGAGAAATGCAGGAAATGCACTATTACAAGCAAGAATTAAATATAAATATAACGTACTAAAAATACTTTTAACAAAATACGGATTTCCATTTGCAATAAGAAAGTATATACCAAGCAGAAAAAGTAGGGTATATGTTTGTAGTTATGAAACTTGGATTAATGTTGCATTCTTATCTATTGAGAATTTTGAAGGTATTGACTACGATGAAATGATTAAAAAATACAAAGCGTCAAAACTATAGAAGATGGCAAGTATATATAAAAGCTTAAAAACAATAAAAACTGGAGGGAGTACATTTAACTCACCTTCACTAAGAAATCTTGCAGGGAAAGGATTTGATTATAAGGATTCTGTTATACTAAACTCTGAGGCTATTGGTAGTTTAGAAAATGAATTAGGATGGCAACAAAACAATTCACTTCTTCGATACGGCCAAGATAATGTTGACTTAAATGATCTTTATAATTTTGCAGCTGCAGATGTTTATAGCAAAAAGAACATTCCATTTTTTGACCAGGAATATCCTGCTAAAAGAGATCAGTTAAGAAAATATAGTTTACAAGATGAAATTGAACAAATTTTAGATATTCTTGTAGATGAACTAATTGTGTATGACACAAAGAAATACTTTGCTAATATTAAATGGGAAGAAGATCTTAATATAAAAAAATCAGAAAGAAAACGAATTAATGAAACGCTATCTTCTAATTTTAGAAAGATGTATAGAATGTTCGGCTTTAAGAATGAAAATACTGCATGGCATTATGGTAAAAAATATGCAGTAGATGGTTACCTATCATTTGAAATTATTTGGGATAGATCTAATAAGAATATTATTGGATTTAAAGAACTTGATCCAATTTCACTAACACCTAAAGTGTTTAAAGATGGTACAAGAGGTTGGATCCAATATGATAATGATCCTATTAAAGCTAGAGAACTTAATGATTCCCAGGTTATTTTATTATCATATTCTGCAATTAATAGCGAAGGTAGAATTTCATATGCTGAAAGGCTTGTAAGATCATTTAATCTTTTAAGAATCATGGAACAGTCAAGAATTATTTGGTCTGTTGTAAATTCTTCATATAAAACTAAATTTATTATACCTGTAGCAGGTAAATCTAAAAACATTGCAAAGCAAACAGTATCTAACTTAATGCAAGCATATAGAGAAAACATTAATTTTGATACAGATAGCGGTGAATTAGAAGTTAATGGTAAACCAATGTTACCGTTCAATAAAGAATATTGGGTTCCTGAAGGTGATAGTGGAACTCCACAGATTGAAACCATTGGCGGTGAAGGTCCTGATTTATCAGACACAGGTCAATTAGAATACTTTAGAGATAAATTAATATCAGTTTCTAAATTACCTAAAAACCGATTTATTAAAGATGAATCTCCTACATGGGAATCTTCACCTGAAGGATATACCAGAGAAGAAATATATTTTGAGCGGTTTTTAAGTAGAATACGAGCACAATTTCAAGAAATTTTAGTCAAGCCTACTATATTACAAACTAAAGTAGATATTATAGAACTTAAAGATGACCCAAGCTTTGATGCTGATGTTTATTTAGATTGGTCTAAATATGATGTATTTGAAGAAATTAAAGAAATGGAAATGTTTAAAGCAAGAATTGATGTTATATCATCTGCTAAAGATTCATTAGTTGACTTTGATGAAGAAGGTAATGAAGTTAGATACTTCTCTAATGAATACCTTGTTAAAAAGTATTTAAAAATGACAGAAGATGAAATCCGCCTTAATGAGCAATTAAAGACTAAAGAAGATGAAGAAATAAATACAAATAATAAAGAAGGTGACGAAGGTGAAGATAGCGAAAAAGATAGTAAACCTGATACAGATTTGGATTTAGGCTTCTAAGAAGTTAACACAACTTAAATAAATAAATAAATAAAACAAATAAAATAAAATTCTATAAAAATGAAAGAATTATTATTAGTAGAAAAATCATCAACCAGTATTGGGAAAACATCTGATCCTTATACACTTGAGGGTATGTTTACTGAGTTAGGTGAAGAAAATAGAAATGGTCGAATTTATACTAAGGATGGTTTTTTACCTCACTTAACACAATTACAAAAGGTAGTTGAGCAAGGTAAAGCTGTAGGTGAATTAGATCACCCTAAGGTTTTTGAAACAAGCTTAAAAAATTCTTCTCATGTTATAGAGAAAATTTGGTTTGATGAAAAAGATAATAAAGTATACGGTAGAATAAAGTTACTTGATACAGATGCAGGAAAAAATGCAAAGGCATTAGTTGATGCAGGAGTACCTCTTCATATATCATCAAGAGCTGCAGGTACAGTAACTGAAGATAAGTCTGTAAAGATTCATAAATTATTTACATATGATTTAGTTGCAGACCCTGGATTTGAAAATGCAGTATTAAATACAGTTAACGAATCTTATGGTATTGAAAATGCAAAATCTTCAAACTTTTTTATGTATGAAGTTGCAGAATCTAAATTATCTAAGAAGCCTGTAATAGATAACCAGAAGTTTATATCTGAAGATGATCTTAACGGATTTACAAAATACACTAAAGAAACTATTGATTCTCTTAAAGAAAACCTTGATAAATTACAGAAAGCACAAAATGCAATTATTAAGCAAAATGATGAAATTGCTGATAATATCAATAGTAATGTATTACAGGAATCTATAAATTTAATTAATGATAAGATTAAAGGTATTGAGGATTGGTCTAATCATGTAGTTGAAGAGTTCACTACAATTAAATCAGAATCTGATAGAATTAAAGTTCTTGAAGATAAACTAACAGGAATCGAAAATTGGTCTGAGCATGTTACTGAAACTGTATCAGGAATCGAAAATTGGTCTGAGCATGTTACTGAAACTGTATCAGGAATCGAAGATTGGTCTGAACATGTTACTGAAACTGTTACTGCAATCGAAGATTGGTCCGATGAAGCAACTACTACAGTATCAGGAATCGAAAATTGGTCTGAGCATGTTACTGAAACTGTATCAGGAATCGAAGATTGGTCTGAACATGTTACTGAAACTGTTACTGGGATTGAGAAGTGGTCTGATGAAGCAACTGATGTTGTAACAAAATTAGAAGAAGGCGCACTTACAGAAAATCCAATAAAACGTAAAAAGAAAGTTGATGTTTCTTTATCTGAAACATATATAACTGGATTATATAAAAAAATTGATTCTATTATCGATGATGCTAAGAAGCAAAAAGCTGAAGAGAAACAAGAATTAGTAAAAGAGGAAAATGAGTTTAATAAAACTGAGGAACCTTTCTGGAAATCAATGATGCCAGGAAAATACACAGAATTATGGGAAGCATTATCTGAATCTAAAAAATCATCAATTGTTAAAAGAGCTACAATTTGTGAATTTCTAACTGAAAGTTCTGTTACAGAATTTTGGAATGCAACATTTGCTAACACTACAATTGAAATGATTAAAGAATCTTCAAAGATGCCAGTGCAAAAAACTGCTGAGGAAGTAGAAAATGCAATAGCAGCTAGAAGACTAAGAATTGTTGAAGGCTATAATAAAAACTTCAAAACAAATCATTAAAAAAAATTAACAAAAAAATGTTAAACGAGTCAAAATTGATGCAAACTTGGAAGCCAGTTGTAGAATCAACTGTTGGAGAAGTACCTGCACACAAACTTGGATGGATGTCTAAAGCATTGCAAATCCAAGAGAACTACGAAGCTCAGAGAGCTAGCAGTTCATTAAATGAAAATAACTTTTTCGCACATAAAGCATCTGTAAATGGTATGGGTGCTGTATCATTACCTGAAAATCCTGGTAATGGATGGAGTACTGGTGATACAGGTTCAGGTGATGTTCCTTATTCATTACTTCCATTAGCAATTCAAGTTGCTGCACAAACTATTGGATTGGAATTAGTACCTGTTATCCCAATGAACGGTCCTGTTGGAATGCTTTCTTACATGGATTTTGTTTATGCTGGTGGTAAAGCTGGTTATGTTCCACAAAATTCACTATATCCTGCAGGAACTGCTGGAGATGGTAAAAATTCTCCAATTTTCATTAAAGCTAAACTTGATGTTTATACAGGTGTAGCTGCTAACACTGCATATACTATTCCTGCTGGAACAGGTACAGGTACTTTATCTGTTACATTCTTAGGTCAGTCTAGAATTGATGGATTTGCAATTTTCAAATTGCCAGAAGTATTGGTTGATTCAGCTGGTGTAAATTACTCAGTTGCTGATGCTATTCCTGCTAACACTGCTGTTGGTGGAACTGCAATTGCTGTTACTGGTGCAAGTGCTACAACAAAGATTATTTCTAAAGCAGAATTAGTAAAAGGTGTAGAAGATCATATTCAAGGATTCTCAAGTAACCGATATGATTCAACTGATGCAATGTCAAGATTAGAAGGAGAAACTACTCCAGATAATACAATGAACATTACATTATTCAGTAAATCTGTTGAGGCTAAAACTGTTCAAGCTGCTGCAGCTGTAACAAGAGAGCAAGTTCAGGATTTAAAGCAGTTTGGTATTGATGCTGTTGCTCAAGTAAACCAAATCTTAGCAAATGAATTAACTCAAAACGTGAATAAGGATATCTTAGGAAACATTTTTGACCTAGGTAAAATTAATCACGCTAACATCACTGCAACATCTGGTGTATCACTTCACTTAGTATTAGGTGCTACTGCTGCAACATTAACTGTAGGTACAGAAGCTCAGGTTTCAACTCCATCATTTATGTATTTTGGCGCAGGTACTTCAGTTACTCAAGTTGATGCAGTTAACACAGGTGCTGAAAACCTTTCAACTAGACAGAGAAGATTGATGTCAAGAATTCTTGCTGCATCAAATATGGTTTCTGTTAGAGGAAGAAGAGGACCTGCTACGTTTGCAGTATGTTCTGCTCAAACTGCTTCAGGTTTACAAGACTGTGCTGGATTTATTGCTGCACCAATCGCTAATACAATAAACCAAGTTGCTGGCGCACTTTACCCAATTGGTAATCTTGCTGGTCTTGCTATCTATGTTGATCCTAACATGGAATGGGGAGATACAAGAATTGCTATTGGTAGAAAAGGTGATGGTCAAACTCCTGGTTTAGTATTCATGCCTTATATTATGGCTGATACTGTTGAGACAATTGCTGAAGGTACTATGGCTCCAAAAATTGCTATCAAATCTAGATATGCATTAGTTAGAGCAGGTCACCACCCAGAAACAATGTACTTAACATTCGGAGTTTCCGATTTAGTTGATGGATACTGGGCATAATCCTTAAAGGATTAACCCTTAGATCATAATTTATAAAACGCTAGGATTTTTTCCTAGCGTTTTTTTATGCATATATAATTAATAAATATTAAAATCAATAATTATGTCACACTCAAATAAAAGCATAACACAAGTTCATCCAAAAAAGAAAAGAAAGAGTCCTATTAAGTTTGATATTACTCTTACTCAAGAACAAAAGGAAGCTAAAGCTATAATGCTAACATCTACGTGTTCAATATTAAATGGTAGTCCAGGGACTTCAAAGTCTACACTATCAATGAATGTTGCTTTAGATTTATTATTTAGAGGGGAAATCCAAAAAATATATTGCACAAGACCGCCTGTAGAATTATCTCAGTTTGCTAAATTTGGTGCTATCCCTGGAACTGAAAAGGATAAAAACGCAGTTTATATGCAACCATTCTTAGATGCTATTAAAGCAAATTATAGTAACGGTGCTTCTAAACTAAATAGAATTAATAAAGCTATTGATGAGGAAGAGATAGTGTTTTTACCTATGCCTTATTTAAGAGGAAGGAATTTAGGTGATTCTATGGAAACTGCAGTAGTTCTTGTAGATGAAGGACAATCATGCGATCCTCATACTATGTATGCCTTATTAACTAGGCTAGGAGAAGGTTCTAAAATGTTTATTACTATGGATATTAAACAAGCTGATCATAAAGGTAAATCAGGCGGTGAACGGTTATTTGAAATAGTAGATAAGATAGAGGGATTAGAGCATATAGAGTTATTTCAGAATTATAGAAGTAAATTTGTTCAATTAATTAATAAATACTGGTGGGATTAAAATAAAACATTACAATGTTAGATATATTCATAATAATAATATTCACAATACTTATTGGTTTTATAAATGCGTTAAAAGATAGTAGCGCATTAGGCAGATTTAAGAAGAATTGGTGGAATAAGAGTAGTAGTTGGAAAATGAAATGGAAAATAGATAAAACAGTGTATTTAGATAAAACATCATATTCAAATAAGATGCCATTACCTAACTATAAAAAACCTTGGTATTATTTAGGAATGCATAAACCTATGTACATAGAAAGGTTTCCATATAGCTCAACTATATTAGTCAGCTTTACAGATGGTTGGCACCTACTGCAAAATATTCAATTCAGTTTAATATTCCTAGCAAAATCAATTTTATTATTTGATAGCTTATTAAATATAGTAATATCATTTGTAACAATGAAAACTATTTTTTCAATTACATTTGAATTAGTTTATAGAAAAATACAAAATAGAAAATCATGATGCTTTTAAATATATCACAATATGAAGAAATGAATGAAACATTTCTCTTGAATAGATCTTGCCCAGAATATGATAAGTATACTAAAGCAGAGTGGCTAGCAGCATATTTGTATATTATTGCACCTGCAGGTGTTGATACGTTTTGCGAATCTAATATAGAAATGAGCATTAATGACCTTTTATTAGAATCTAACGGGTTTATTAACGAAGGTCTTTTTAAAGACATTAGAAATGTTCTAAGAGGCCGTAAATTAGTTAAAGCTAAGTATAAAGGATATGACCAAGCAGCAAAAAATTATGTACAAAAGTCAAAAAGCATAAGTGATAATGATAAAGAATCTGAAATAAAAGATAAAGAAAGAGTTGCATTAAAAAAATCATATGATGCAGCAATTAAATCAATAGATGATAAAGTAAAGAAACCTCTTGATGATCTAAAGAAAGAATCTCCAGTAGTTTCAAAATATGAAAAGTATGCTAAGTTAAAATATCAACTAAGTCTTTTTAAATTACATAAGAAGTTTCAAGTTTCTATGGCAAATGTAAGAGCATATAATTCTGAAATTGCTAGTATAAAATCAGAAATCGGAGAAATTGCTGCAGAGATTGGTAGTATTGAAAAAGAGGTTAAGCAAAAAACCGATGATGATGGTGAGCCTATTACAAATAAAGATGCAAAAGACGCAGTAAAGAAAGCAGAAGATGATTCTGCTAAAGATGACGATAAAGATGGTGAGTCTAAAGATACTGAACCTTTAACTAAATCTGCTGAAGATGATGAGTCTAAAGATACTGAACCTTTAACTAAATCTGCTGAAGATGGTGAGTCTAAAGATGAAGAACCTAAAGAAGAACCTAAAGAAGAACCTAAAGATGATGATCCTAGAAGTAAATTAGAGGCAGACATTAAAGGATATAATGATGCAGCTGAACAAGCACAAAAGGATATTGATTCTTCTAACGAAAAGATTAAAGAATTAGAAGATAAAAAGAAATCAGCAACAGATACTGATAAATTTACACAATTAATTCAAAAAGAAAAGAAACTTATTGATGACAATAAGGAAGATATTGCTGAGCTCAAAAAAGATGAAAAGAAAGCAAAAGAGGATCTTAAAAAGTTAGGCGAATCTCGTATTAAACCATTATCACATTTCTTAAAATCATAATTAGTGCTTCATAAATTTAAAAGGCATAAATATAGGAAAGGGTTTGCAGTAGATAGAATATTTAAAGGATTATCTACTAATAAATTTTCTAAGAATGGAAGACATTTGTTTACAACTCATAAATATCTTTCTTCCTTTTATGGTGATGATAGGTTTTGTAATATGTTAGTTCAATGGAATGAAACTATTTATACTAAAATATCATCTACTAAAGCTAAGCGCCTTTTTCCATTATACCCTTCATTTATTCCACTATATAATCAAAAGACAGTTGTCTCAAAAAATGATTTTTATAAAATAAGCACAGGCACAGAATATAATTGTATAAATTGTGGAGCTGAAATATTTGTAGAATGGGGATCAAGAAACATTAGGCATTTCATATGCAGTAGATGCACTAGTTTACACTTTTTAAAGAGCAACAGCAGCTTTCATTATAGTTCTAATATCAAATCATTATATGGTGAAAAGTTTTCTAAAAACATAATAGATTTTTTTAAGCTTGAACAAGATAATGAAAAGGCTATTTTAAATAAAATACTTAATAGGCATAAAAACTATTTAAGAAGCATATACCCTGATGATAAAACTAAAATAAGCGGAATATATAAAAGCATTAAAAATAATCTCCCGATTTAATAAGATTCCTAGCAATAGGAATCAAACACCTTTCAGCATCTATAGATATATTTGAAATTATTTGTATGTAGTTTTCTTCATTGTTTAAAAAACTATAATTATTTGAATGAAACGTCCCTAAATTAATAATTGATGATTTTCCTACTTTATATTTTTCTATAATTCCAGTATCACAAGATTCTATAAAATATATAGGAGATTTTCTTTTATTTTTTATTTTATTAAAAATTTTAATATTTGCAATAATATATTCCATATGAGCTCTTAACTCATAGTACATATTACCAATTACATTATAACCAAATTCAACTATCCTAGTCACTTGAGCATACTCATTAGAGTTATTAGGTAAATCATAGATGTAATCAAATAGCTCTTTATCATGTTTATTAGCATAAATAATTTCAGAGCTTTCTTTAAAACTTTCGATGTCTTTATATCGTTTTTCTATTATTTCAAAATCTGGAAACCAATATCCATTATTTACATTATTTCCACATTTCTTTAAAAACGCCATTAGTTGATATACCTTATATTCAAAATCTATAGGTTTTTCAATAAACCATGATGGGCTTAATTCATTTTTAATATAAGTCACTTCAGCTATTTCTTTCATTTTTTTAAAACATATTAACCATCTATTGTATTTAACAAATAAAAATACATTATATGAGCATTAAAAATAGCATTTGGGTAGAGAAGTATAGACCACAAAGCATAGAAGATATGATTCTTCCTGAGCGGATTATCACTAAGGTAAATAATGGAATTCAGAATCATATGCTACTGCATGGATCAGCAGGGTTGGGTAAAACTAGCCTAGCACGTATCATTGCAAAAGGTAAAAGCTCTATGTATATAAATTGCTCTATCGAAACTGGTGTAGATACGGTTAGAAATAAGATTACTGATTTTTGTTCAAATATTGCATTAAGCTTTGAAGGTGTAGATAGAAAAGAAAAGATAGTAATTCTTGATGAGTTTGATGGTGCATCAGATTCTTATTTTAAAGCAATGAGAGGTGCAATGGAACAATTTTCCTCAACTACTAAATTTATTGCAACCTGTAATTATTTCACTAAGATACCTGATCATATGAAATCTAGATTTGATTGTGTTGATTTTAATTTTAGTAAAGAAGATGAAAGGGATTTAATAAAGCAATATATCATAAGAGTTCATAAAATTTCTAAAAACGAAGGAATACAAATTACACCACCTGCAATACTTAAAATAGTTAAAGAATACTTTCCAGATCTTAGAAGTACCATTACTTTTTTACAGAGTATTAACTCTGAAGGTAAGACAGTTATTAACGAAGATGACTTGGATAAATTTACAGGAGAATTTAAAGAATTATTTGAAATGTTCTTCATCAAAAAGGTAACATATTTTCAAATTTATAGTTATATTTATAAAAACTATCTAGGTAACGAAGATAATGTTATTATGGCTTTAGGAAAGGATTTAGGCGATTACATTAATAAAGAACAAAGCGATAAAATAATGCTATTAGGTCCTATCACATCACTGCAAGCAGATTGGATGTACAAGTCACAGTTTGTTGCTGATAAGATGAACGCATTAGCAGCATTAGTATTTAACATTCATAAATTAACAAATTCATGAAAAAATTAACTTACTTAATAGATGGAAACTTCTATTTACATAAAACTTTATCAGTATGCGGAGCATTTGATACAACATCTCCAATGTTTTTAAAAACAGATGATAAAGATAAGCAAGAAAAAGATAAAAATTCATTAATACATAAACTCACAATGGATTTATCTTCAGATGTTAGAAAGTCTGCAAATATAATAAATGAAATTATTATTACAGTAGATGATTACTCTTGGAGAAATGATTTCTTTCAAGACAAATCATATGCATCATATGAGCCAGATTTAGATAAAAGTGGAAACCTTTTAGATTTAGAAGGAAATGTAATTGCAACTGCTGAAGAATATAAAAATGCTGAAGCTGAACAATTAAAACACTTACAAGACATTGCATCATTATCAATAGATTATAAAGGAACTAGAGTAAAAGACAAATCATTTAATTGGTCTGCAGTGTATTCGATATTTGATGAATTCTTAAAAGATATTAAAGAGCTTGTAGGTATTAAAACTGTTAAGATTAATGGATGTGAAGGTGATGATCTTATATTTGCCATATCTGCTCACTACATGGCTAAAGCAAAATCTGTTATGATATATAGTGGAGATAATGATCTTAAACAGTTAATAGGACATAATCATGTAAGTGAATCATTTGTTATACATCATAAGAAAACTGAAAAGAAAATTGTAATGTGTAATGACACTGCACAATATCTATTAACAAACGATTCATTAATTAGAAATAAATTTAACGGGTTCACACAAAGCAATGATATTAATTTAGTAGTAGAAGATCCTTTTGATATTATCTTTACTAAAATATTAACAGGAGATGATGGTGATAATGTTAGATCAGTTATCATGGAGCCTAGAAAATTTATGTCAGGTAAACGAAAAGGACAGTGGAGAGATGTTAGAATAGGAAAACGAGCTATTGATAAAATAAAAAAAGAATTAGATTATAATAAATATAACTTTTTAGATTTTTTTAATAATGATTTTATAGTATCTCTTGCTAATTCAATACTAAGAAACTTTAAACCTACAAAAACTTTTACAACTGATAGCATATGTAATAATATAAAAATTAATAGAGATCTTATGGGATTACATCATGGTTGTCTACCACAAAGCATATATGAAACCATGGTTGATTGGATTGAAGAAACTTATGATACTAATGATCTTAACCTAAAAGATATGCTTTCATATAAATCTTTATTGCAAAAAAATCCGCACTACACAAAAGATACTTATGAACAGCAATCAACAAGTGCTAACTTATTTAAACATTTAGGATTATGAGTATTGAAATTAAATCATATTTTGATATTTTAAAGGTACTTGGTAAACCTGCTTATGATAATGTATCTGCTGTTGATAAAGGTAGGCATATCTTTATGGTTAATAGGCATCTTGCTAGGATATATCCTGAATTATCTGCATCATTTAGCCATTTAAAAACCAACCCAGTAATTGCAACGGATTTTTGGAATGGATATTTTAAATTGATATACTCTGCTAAGAAAGACCCATTACCTGCCAAAGTTAACTTTGCTAAGCTAACATCACCTAAAAACTCAAAAAGCATAGACCCAGATTGTTTACTATATATGGTAAATAAGTTAAGATTAGGATCTAATGATTTATCAGTGCTTAAGAAATTAAAAGAGCCTGAGTTAATTAAATATCTAAAGGAGATAGACAAACTCATAAATGAGAAAGTTAAGAAATGAAATTAACACTTCAGGAAAAATTTTGGATAAGTACATATATTGGCTTATGGTTAATAGTTAGTACAGTAAGTACTATTCATAGCGTAGAGTTCTTTAAATTATCAAATGGCATAGGATTAAGCTGGTCTTTAGCTTTAGCCTTTGAATTAGGTGCAATTGCATCTCTTGGAGGTTTATTAATTTCAAGAGGAAATAAAACGCTTATTTGGAGTTTATTTATAGTGCTAACGATATTTCAAGTACATTGTAATATGTATTGGGCTTGGATAAATGCTAAAGATTTATCAGAATGGATTCATTTACTTAGTTTAATAGATGAAGATCCTGATATTCAAAAAAGAATATTTACAATAATAAGCGGAGGAATTTTGCCAGTAGTTGCATTAGGATTTATGAAATCTTTATTAGATTATTTGAATCCTAGTAAATTAGAATCTATTGAAGAGAAGCCTATAGAAAAATCTACTAAAGAGAAGCCTATAGAAAAATCTACTAAAGATAAGAAGGTTAAAAGCATTAATCCATTTTGGAGTAACCTAGATCCTACAAAAACTTTAAAGGTATTAAACGTATCAGACAAAAAAATAGAAAAAGGAACACCGAACAGTTCTAAAAAATAATAAAGTTCTAATGACTGCATATAATAAAAACATCAATATTAATGAAAATGGGCCAAAAATAACAAGTAATGGAAACTTAGTATTTAGTGATGTATCATTAAGTCTTAAAGACTTCACACAATCAGTAGATAATTGGAGTAGCTCAACATACTTACTTAATAAAAACGAAGAGATTGTGATAGATGGGAAATGGAAATTTTTATTTGTTAGATTACGTTGGTTAGACAAGCCCAAGTCTTCTGATAATGATGGCTCTTTAACTATATATGATGCATGCTCATCTATATCTTCAGTAGGAAGTAATTGTGGTTGTAGCAGCGGTGCAACTGCAAGCAGCGGTAAAACAGCTCCAATACCTAGCTTAGCAACTTTTCAAACTACTCAATACACTGAATATATGTTAAGTAACGAATTTAGTTATTTAGATACAACAGTCGCTCTGGGTCCTACAGGTGCATCTGCTCCTAAAGTAAAAGATTTATATGATCATCAATTTAGCGCAGTTTTATCCAGTAACTTTTTATACTTTTCTGGAGTAACTGGTGCAACAGGAGCAACTGCAAACCCATATCCTGCAAATAAAGAATATTACTCATATGTTAATCAAGCACTAGATGTAATATTTGTTTATAATCTTGATACAAGCAAATGGGTTCTTGTATCAACTGATACTGCATTAGGTGGAGTTGATGGCACGGCAAATGTTGTAATAAATACTTTAGATACAGCAGATTGGGGCGCAACTAGTCACGAAATAGGAAATAGTTCAAAATTTATTCCTGAATTAACAAACGGGAATGGGACATTAAAAGTTGATAAGTCAGTAGATTTAGAAGATGTTAATATGCCAGTATCATTTAAGTTTTCAGAAGTATTATTATTACCTGCATATAAATTCACAGGTAAGATAGTTTCTGACTTAGATAACCAAGAAATAAATATAATGTTAGGTAAATAATTAATTTTTAAACAAATAGATAATGAGCACAGAAAATGTAAAAGACGCTCCAGAAGCGAAAGCAGAAACTTCACAAGATGTGGATGTTACTAATGTTGGACAAGCTATTCATGTATTGATACAGGCAGCTGACTTAGGTAGAAAAAATGGAATATTTGATTGGAATGATTTAAAATTAATTAGCCAATCAATTAGCCTATTAGCTCCGACTAAAGAAGATGAGTCAAATGGTCCTGATATTGATAATGTTGCAACAGAAGGTTAGATGAAGGTTGTTTTAACAATGATAGTAAAGAATGAGGAGCACGTGATGGAGCGTGTTCTTAATTCTTGCATAGATCTCATAGATGCATACTGCATAGTTGACACAGGATCAACGGATAAGACAAAAGATATAATTAATGCTTTTTTTGATAAGCACCCAAGAATTTCTGGAAAGATAATTGATTTTGAATTTACAAACTTTGAGGAGTGTAGAAATAAATCAATTGAACATGGAAAAGATCTAGGAGATTATGGCTTTTGGATAGATGCAGATGAAGAGCTTAGATTAAATTCAAGTTGGGACAAAAATAAATTTAAGCAAGAACTTATTAAGCAAATGCCAGATCAGTTATTGTTTAAATGTGTATATGGTTCATTAAAATATAACAGATCTCAGCTATATAATTTTAAGTCTGATTACCATTGGTATGGCCCAGTACATGAAATACTTAGAACTAATGATGTAAAGAATGAAAACGCATTAGCATTTTCATATGGTGATGTTTTTATTAGGGCTGAAGGTAATTCATGGAGAGGAGATGTTAGTAAAAAATACGAAGATCATGCAGATATTTTATTAGAATATCAAGAAAAGAATGATTGGGCAGATCCTAGATGGACATTTTATCTGGCACAAAGTTATAAAGATGCTGCGTTGATTGCTCTTGGCAAAAATATTAAAAATGAGCGTGGTTTAGATTTACTTAAAAAGTCTATTAATTTTTATAAAGATAGAGTTGCTACAGGCGGTGGATTTAATGAAGAGATTTATTATTCACAGTTAATGATAGGCAGGCTAAGTTGGTATGTTTCAAGTAATGAGCATGTTATATTTGAATTAAGCAAATGTGAAGAATATAATTCCAACGGTAGGATTGAGCATATATTTGAATTAACTACTTTGTATAGAAATGCTAAGATGTGGAGAAATGCTAAGATGGTGGCTGATATTGCTCATGACATTTTACATAATAATAAAAACACAGCTTCTTTATTTATAGAAACTGATATATACACATGGAGGTTTTATGATAATATGAGTGTAATACTTTACTTTAATGGATTATTAGATGAATCTTTAAAAGTAACAGAATGGATACTTAATAAATACTCTAAAGAAATGCCAGATCATGAAAGAAAACGTATTGAAAATAACGAAAAACTCACAAGAAACGCTATTTCTGCTAGAAAGAACATATAATTATAAAGTTCTAAACAAATCAAATAAGTATATTACATTACATTTATCTGATGGTTCTATGCTACAGATACAAAAATATCAAAGTGTTTGGGATAACGGCGTTTGTAAAGACACTCGTGTTTTATATAATAGCATTATATATCATGTTGATGATATAAAGCAAAATGATGATGAACTGATTTTAACCTTAAAATAATTCTAATGGATAATAGTGAATTTAAAAGTGGAGCAAGATACTTTTCAAACGTAGAAAATGTCTTAAAGAGTATAAAAAATATTCAATCAACTATTCATAAACCAGGTGTAAGATCTTCAGATGAATATCCGTTAGCGAACTCGTTTAACCTATCATCTAATAATGAAAAGCTTTTAATTAATATGGTTAAAGGGCTTGCTAGTATTATTGATACTCAAAATGATATTTTAAAATATATCGTATCACATGATAGTAAAGCAATTATAGATGAATCATCTGAAGCTGTTACTCCTGGGCAGTTTTTTATACTTAAGACTCTTGAAACAATCGTAGTAGTTAAAGAACGAATTAATAAAGATAATGTAAAGGTACATATAATTTCAAAAAGCATAGATAAAATTGTAAATATTAAAGACTTAGAATAATGAATGCACTACCTATTCCAATGGAAAGATCCATTATGTTTAGCTCTCAAGTAGACCAAAAGACTATAGGAGCGTTAACTCAAAAAATTTTAGATATTAATAATAATGATGAATATCTAAAGAAGCTTTATAAAATCAATAACTTAGAATATAGCCCATCTCCTGTTAAAATATACATAGATTCATATGGAGGACAAGTCTATCAAATACTTGGTCTTGTTTCAGTTATAGAAAAATCAAAAACACCTATACATACAATATGCACAGGGGCTGCTATGAGTTGTGGGTTTGTATTACTTATATGTGGTCATAAGAGGTTTGCATATGAACACTCTACTCCTCTATATCACCAAGTGTCTTCACGGGCTTCTGGTACAGTTAAAGATATGGAAGAAAGTATTAAACAATCAAAAAATCTTTTAAAGAAATTAGAAAAAATAACAATTAAGTACACTAATATTACTAAGAAAAAACTAAAGAAAGTTTATAAAAGAAAACAAGATTGGTATTTAAAATCTAGTGAAGCATTAGAGCTTGGTGTTATTGATGAAATTATTTAAGATATGTTGAATAAAACAGAAAAAGACATGATATGCCATTTACACATAAAATTAAAGAAGAAGTGAATCATTATAGATAGTATTAAGATAAAAAAGAACCGCTAGTTACGGTTCTTTTCTGTTTACATATGTTTTTATATAAATAGACGTTAATCTTATTAAATGTCTTTATTTATCCATTAATTAAATTGTCTTCTACACGTACATCAAGAGTACCTAATAGAATTACCTGAAGATCTTCAAGACTACTTACTATGTCATCTATCTTACCACCTTCTTCAGTATTACTTAAAGCATTACCTGTAGATTGATTACTTGAATCATTAGCACCTGGTAAAAGTCCGCCGTATTTTTCAAAACTCACAAGAGTATTTTCCTGCAGTGATGACAGCTCTTCAATAATGTTCCTTAACATTTTTAACGTATCCTCAATGTTATCAAACTGCTTTCCTAAAGTTTTAGCCATAAGAGTAAATTTATCCATAAACCTATTCAATTGTATTAATTTATTCATATCTAGCTCATTTACAGCTTTGCTTATTATATTAATAGCATTTCCTACAGCTTGTGTAGGTTTTTCCTTAACATCTTTAGCAAATGCGGCATAAATCCAAGTAAGATATGTACCGAACTGTTTCATATTTCTTTCTGAGCTGTCATCATATCCACTGTTCTTACTGAATGCTGCTTGGATTCCATTAACAAAATATCCTATTTCTTTTGCCATCTTTCTTCCACTAAACCCTCCTACTGACATTGCTGCAAAGGCCTTAACTCCTTCACCAATTTGTGATATAGGCTTACTTAACTTTCCTAGCATTTTAAGACCTGTTTCAAAATTTGAATTAAAAAAAGTTCCTGATTTTGTTCCTAATAGTTCTATAGGTCCTGTAAGAGCTTTTACTAATTTTTGTATATTTTTCTTAACATTTTTAGTAAAATCTGCATCCATTGGCTTAGTGTCTTTTAGGACTAGCTGACCTTTCTTAACTTCATATACAGGAACCTGTAAATTAGCCATCGCTTGAACGCCTAAAGCAAAGCTAGCAAGAGAATTACCTAGCCTACCTAATAAGTCTACTCCTTTACCAACAGCGCCAGAAAAGAACATTCCTTCTTGCTCTCCTAACCTTTTCATTGGTAAAATAAGAGCATCTGTCATCATGCCAATGTTAGTACCTAAATCTGTAGCAAAAGTTGGCGAGATTGGCTCTGTTGATTTTAGGACTAGCTTACCTTTCTTAACTTCATATGTAGGAACTTGTAAATTAGCCATCGCTTGAACACCTAGAGCAAACTGACTTAGAGAATTACCTAGCCTACCTAATAAGTCTACTCCTTTACCTATAGCTCCATCAAAGAACATTCCTTCATTTTCTCCTAGCTTTTTAAGTGGGTCTATAACTGCATTTAACATGTTAGCAATATTTTCACCTACTTGCTGAGCAAAATTAGGATCTAATGGCTTTGTTCCTACTAAAACTAGCTTACCTTTCTTAACAGCATATGTAGGAACCTGTAGCTTTGCCATTGCAGCAACACCTTCAGCAAATTGAGACATTGAGTTACCTAAATCCCCTAATAGTTCAGTACCTTTTATTGCTTTATCAATGTCTTCACTATCAATATCATCAAATATTTTAATAAATCCTTTTAAAATAGTTTTCATAGCAAACATTAAAGTAGTTGAATCTGCATCTGTCCATGCTGCTTTTTTATACTGCTCTAAAGATTTTGTAAATAAAACCAAACCTGCCCCCATTACAACTAAAGCACCAGCACCAGCAAGAGTGAATGCTATGGTAAATGGATTACCAATAAGTGTCATTGCTGCAGCTAATCCAACTATCGTTACACCTAATAAGCCCATGTCTTCTTTTGTAGCCTTTGCTTTCATATACATCTGTATAGATTTTGCTATTATGACTACAGCAACTCCTGCTACTATCATCGCTGCGGCTCCTGCTAAAATAAACCCAGGTACAGGACCTGCTCCTGCTACTGCCATTGCAGCTCCTATGCCAACAATAACTAAACCTAATAAGCCCATGTCTTCTTTTGTAGCCTTTGCTTTCATAAACATCTGTACAGATTTTGCTATTATGACTACAGCAACTCCTGCTACTATCATTGCAAGGGCTCCTTTAATAATAGGTTTCATTATTTTACCCATTACAAACATAACACCGCCAATTACTGCTATTGCTAGAGCAGCAATTCCTACACTAATAAGAGCAGCCATAGGATCTGATGCAGCTGCACCTAATGACTTAAAGAAAGATTCTATTCCTAAGCCTAACAAATATATTGCTAATGACATTACTGCTATTCCTATAGCAGCTTTAGTTAAATTCTTAGACCTCTTTGCAATAAAAATCATAGGGAGTGTCAGTATGAATAAACTAAAAGCTACTGTTGCTGAATTTATTACTGACCCAGCAACACCTCCATTAATGAATATAAATCCTGCTACAGCAAGAGCTAGTACAGCAACTGCTACTCCCATTTTAAAAATAGTTTTTGCTCCTGATGTAATTTGTTTTTCGTATTTACCTAAGAAATTAAAAGCTGCACCCCACAGTAATATAAGAGGCAGCGTGACTATAGTTCCTATTATTAATAATGGTGCTGATAGTGCAACAGTAATTGCAAATAGCGCTATTCCTTTTGACATTTTAGTAAAGAACATTGAAACTAATGTAAGCTTTTTTTCATCTAGCTTATTTATAGATTCAACGAACTTAGTTATGGAATTAGCTAAAGTACCGACTGATTTACCCATAGCATCAATCTTCTTAGGGCTAATCTCAGTAAGAAATGCAGCAAGCTTTTTAACCATTTTACCTCCACCTCCAAATAAACTAAATGATGTAGATCCAGATTTGCCAGTTGCCTTTATTAATTTTTCTAAAAGACCTGTATGTTTTTTAAGCTCATTATGTATTTGCTTACTTAAAATTTCATTACTCTTTTTAGTAGCAACTAATATCTGGGCATTGATTTGAACATTAGCCTCTGCATATGATGATATCTTATCAAGAATGTTTACTACTAAATTACCACCCATTAGGTTTTATTATATTTTTGGCATTTTTGGCATTTTTGGCATTTTACCACCTCCTATGCCTTTCATATACTTTGATGAATCGTTTTTCATCTTATCATAAGTATCATCTACGTTATATTTATTACCATCTTCACTTTCATTCTTTTCTTTTAAAATATCAATAAGATCTTTAACATAATATTGATATTCATAAAAAGGTCTATTTTCATATTCAGATGGCTGTAACCTAAAATGATATAATAGACGAGCACGCATTGTAAAATACTGCCTAATATCTATCTGAAACGATTTGAATAGCTGTTTATTTGTTAATTTAACTTTATAAACCATTATATAGAGAAATAAAAAGGGGTATTAACCCCTTTAATTTATTATTCCAATTCATCATCTAAAATACCTTCTTCAACAAATAATCCTTTAATACCAGTAGGTAATTGAATTTCTGCCTCAATAGGTTCTGCACAAGAATCACATTTCTTTAGCATTTTTTCCTTTACACCAACTTGTAGCTTTTCAGATAGCTGAGTGTATAATAGGAATTGTTTTTTATCCCATCTTAAAAAATCCATTTTAAGATTATTAATCTTAGGAATTGATAATCCTCTCCAGTCAGGTGATAAATATGGAAGTACTTTTAGAAAAGGCATATACTCTTTAATATCTTCGCCTGCTTGTGAAAGATTTTTAATATACTCAGCAATTATTCGCATAGAACCTATGCTAGGCGGTGACATTCGTATTTCTCCAAAAGTTTTTGATTTAATTATAAATATCCGAGACTCTTCAGAATAGTATTTTGATATTCTCTCAGGTAACTCCCTGCGTTGGAAATTTTCATTTTTTATTTCCATTTGGTTTGGTGCTTTACATGAGCTGCATTTTACCTCAAATGATATTCGGTTTTCATCTTCAGCAAATGTAAGTTCCCTTATTGCTAATACGATGTATACCTTATCCTCTTCTTTAATATCTTTCCAAGATCCTTGTCTATTATCATATGAAACTTTTACACATATTTTTAATAAATCAGTAATAGCATCATCGACACTATATGGGTCGCTTTCATCTATTATAGAAAAATGTTTAATTTCATTTACAGTAGCAGCTTTAATTACAACTTTAATATCTGTCTCATAATATCTTCCGATAGATGGAAAGTTTTCAGCATGTAATCTATGCCATCCAAACTTCTTTTCAGTTTCTTTAACATCTTGTGCTGCGTGGTCAAATCTTTCAACCTTTCCTAGCCCTTTAGGTTCACTATAGGCAGACTCTTCGGCTTTACCTAAACTGTTTACCTGATCTTCGATTGAATTTGTAGAGTTTTTGTTAAGCTCTTGGTCAAGCTTATCTAATGCATTCTTTTCTGCATCTTTGTTATTATTCATAATTGCGCTTTTTAATATCTAACGTATTATTTAATAAACCTAAAAATGGGCGAGTTTCCCCGCCCGTAAATTTCTTATAAAAGTTTCTTATACCATGTTTTCTGTCCAGTAGTCAGATCTAATTTGAACTTCCATTTCAAGAGGATCTCCTGTTGAATAATCAAGTCCTAATTCAGGAATATCATTTACAATAAAACAGTCATGAAAAGTTCTTTGCCAAAAAATATCTCCAGTTCTATCAAACATAGTAACTATCATTCTAGAATCAGCATAATCTTTTTTTAGACCTTCTTCTCCAGTTAGTGGGTTATAAATTAGTCTCTTCCAATCTCTTAATGTTTTATAAACGTACATTTCTTTGTTATCATTAAGGTTTAATGAAAAGTTAACTGTTAGATCTACAGTAGTTGATGTAGGCCGTCCATTTGCATAAGATCTTTGAGCAAATTTATATTCTTGCTCTACAACCTCAGCACCTTTTTCGGTGTTTAAGCCACTTATACTTCTAACATGCTCTAATAATATAGAGCCACCTGAAACACCAGGAGGTGGAAGTATAGTAACTTCAAATAGGTTAGTATAAACTGGCTCATATTTATTAACAGCTGCTTTACTATTTCTGTAATGCGGTAATCCTGCCATAATAGTTTAATTATTTTTAATTATTTATTAAGAAACCTGGGAAGGTTTTTAAATCTTCCCAGATTTTCTATTTTTTATGTTCCTTGAATTTGGAATTGTCCTAAAGCAATTCCACCAGTTTTAAGAATCGTAACTCTCTGAACTAATTTCTCAAGACCTTTTACAGGTTCTACTGCAAGATCAATAATACCGAAGTCATTATCAATAACCTCAGGAGTATTATTAACAGAATTCATAACCGTTTCATACGCATATAACCCTTGGTCATTTTGTATTTGCGATAAGAATCCATCTACTAGAGTTTTAATTTCCAATCTTGTTTGAACTGTGTTAAATTCAAATTGGTAACCTTTTAAGATATTTTCAACCTCTTCCTCAATATAGATTAATAATTCTCTTACATGTATTTTAGATAATGCTGACTTAACAGATTGTTGTGCTGTTTGGTTTGAATTAATTACTAATCCTAATCCTTGTTTAGGCAAGATTACATTAAACCCAAATGGCTCAAGTGAATTAAGTCCATTTCTATCATAAACATATTCAACACCTGTTATATTCTGGCCTGCAATAATTCCTCTTCTAGGACCAGCTACAATTGAATATGGCTGAGCAGTTCTATACTTCTCCATAAAGTTATTTGAAACATATGGAGCAGGTGGTACTGTTTTAACAGATGCACCTTCTTTAAGAATTAAATTCGGGTGGAAGTAACCTGCATAATTTGCACCTTGTTGAATAGTAGGCAATGATAATGTATTACTTGGATTAAACTCTTGGTTTCCTCCAGTTGATATATACCTAGCGCTATAATTTGACTGTGCATTTAATTTAAACAGTGGATTTGTAGATTCACTTAGTTGTTTAACACTTGGGCTATTAAGAATAGCAAAAGCAAACTGTCTAGTTTTACAAAGGTCACTTAATATGTTTTTAGTACCTGGTTCTATTGTACCTTCAAATGTATCTATTACATATCTAAATGATATTGCTTCTTTATCTGCAAGAGCATTAAATAACCCAGTGTTTACTAATGTACTTAATATTTCACCTTGTCTTGTTGCTTGCCCATTAGGCATTGTGTCAGGTCTTAATGTAAATCCATCAAGCTTAGTAAATTGATAATTAGTTACAAAGTTTTGAACTGATTTATATCTCTCAACAGATGTGTTAGAATTAGTAAAGTAAATTGGGTCCTTTGTCTTAACTGTTATAGTAGCAGTAGATTCTTTTACTGAAATAATTCTTGTATATCTTGTATTACCTGTGCGTGAATCAATGTTAGTGAATGTTGCACCATTTTCAAATCCTCTCATAATAAAATCCTCTGGTTTAATGTTACCAGTGAATAAACCACTTGAATTATCAATAGTAAATTCATAGTCATTAACTTTAACAACAGTGAATGACTGATTAATGTTTCCTGCTTTTGACTTAAAACTTAACGGAGTAGTAATACTTGACTGTGCGTTAAATGTATAATACGTAATCTTGTGTGAAAGTACCTCAGATCCTAAAAGAGTATCAAGATCATCTGCATTTCCATCTCCTTGAGCAGAAACAACTGTAAAAACTTCAAACGATGATGCTCCTACTTTAACTTCATCCCCACTTGATAATGTACCACTTCTAAAATCAACTCCAGCACTAGAATCATATGATGCTAAATAATCACTTGCACCATTACTTGCCACAAACTTAACTGCAGAAAATGTAGGTACATTATAATCAGTACTTGTAGTGAGAGTGGATCCATCTATGAATAATTCTTCAGTAGCAGTTTCATTAGCAGCACTTAATTGGATAATAACCTTATCTGCTAGCCTAGCAACATCCTTCACAACTGATTTAGTTGAAACTCCACCGGCCCCACCACCTGCTAAAGTTTTAGAAATATTTATAAATGAAGAGCTTACTTTAATTGACTGAGCCCATGCTAACCATAGAGCATCAGTAGCAAATGCATTTGCTGTAGGTTTTGCTGCATCTACTGATGTCGGTGAGTAAACTGTAATAGTGTCATACTTATCAGTGCTTGATGTATATGCAGTGTTATCAGTTAATGACACAACAGCATTTGCGGCTCCTGAATATGCACCATCGGCAATGTTATCAGCAGTGTTTGTAATAAACGTCTGAGAAACTGCTGCAGCAAAAGGAGAAGTATCCGCATATTGAAGATTTTCAGCAATTGTACCAAAGTATCCAAGGTAGTCAATAACAGAAACAGTGTTTCCATCAATAGTACCTCCAATTAAATCAATACCTCCATCTTTACCAGAAATTACTGAACCAGTATCAAACAAGTTTTCATCTACTGCACAATATATACCAGTGAATGCTGTTTGTAAGTTTACAATATCTTGAATGTATAATTCATTTCCATTTTTATCTAAGAAGTTTGGTATAATTACACCATCTATTGATGATAACACAACAACTTCTTTTAATTCAACAAATTTATCTAAACCATCAAATTCATTTCCATTTGTATCTTTATAAGTTTTCTTAAGACCATTTGTATCAAAGTAATCTCCAAATAGTGGATCTACTGATAGTTTTTGGTAATCAGAAAAATCTCCTTTAATAATTTGTACATTTACTGCATAATCATTAATGTAATCTTGTTCATCCATAAATTCAGGAACATTTCCTTCACCATACCAATCTTTAGCAGAAATGTCAAGTCCTAGTATCTTTTTATTTGTTACAAGAACAGATACAGAATTAGTACCAACATTAGCAAAGTTCAATATGGATTTAGTATATCCTGATGTATTATTAATATTTTTTAAAGCTTCGTCAGTATCAAGTTTCCAAAACTTAGAAGTATCATAATATTTAGATAGCGGAGCGCTTCCAATATTTTGATTAATTTCAGATGCATTTGCAGAGTAACTGATAAACTCAGTTTTGTCTAATGTATCATTAAGAGCTCTTAGGTTTAGAGCAATGATAGGCGACTCTCTTAGCATTTCTAAAGCAGATAAATGAAAGTAAGAACCTTTTCTCTCTAGAGATTTGTCTCTTTCACCATAAATGCCAGTAAAGAATTTAGTGTCTTCGCAGAAAACAGGCGTATTGAATGGACCAACTTTTGAAAATCCTATAATCATTCTTAATGTACTAACAGTACTTGTAATGATTTGACTTTGGTCAAACTCAAACGTGTATACTCCTGAAGACTTTATCGTAGTTAAATAACTCGGTAATGCCATTGTTATATATTTTTTTAATATTTATTTAAGTAAGGTTGTTTGTGGTTTTTATATGAATTTTTATTTTTTTCATATTTTTTTAAACAAAATAAAAAATTGTGTATTTAATATATTGTAAAATATCTGAAAGAATCTGAGACTCTGATTCTTCTAGAGCAACACCAAAAAAAATTATAATAAAAAAACTAAAATAATTTGTATTACCGGAAAAGATTTTTATATATTTAAAACTTCAATTACTAAATCCAATAAACACTATGAGTAGACTAAAACTGACTCCTATTAACACACTAGGAGCAGAGTTCAAACGCACTAAATCTGAAAAAGCATTTAAAGAAATTTATGATAGGCTTAGAGGAGGCGTCATAAATTATTATTCTAATTTTGGCAAAGATCATCAAATTGTTGAAGACTCTTATAATGAAGCAATGATTTCATTTTGGGCAAACATCGATAAATTAGATATTGTTAATTATTCTGTAAGTACCAATGTATACCTTAAAACAAAACAAAGTATTATAAGACATAATCTAAAAAAAGAACGAGCGACTGGGAATGGAAGCGATTTTATGCAAGAAAATTCTGAAATATCTGATAATATTAGTTTTACTAATGTTGATGTAGCTAGTGGCAAACATGGAAAATATATAAATGCAATTAATTCTAGGGTAACCTTAAGTGATGAAGATGTTTATATAGATAATGAAACTAGAAATATCTTTTGGTCATTGGTTAAAAAAGCAAAGTTCTTTGAAATTGTTTATGATCATTATTATAATGGCCTTAAATATAAAGAATTGGCTAATAAGTATAACATTGAAATACAAATAGTTAAAAATAGAATATTTCATGGCAAAAAACAAATAAAGCAAATACTAACAAAAGAATATGAAGAAATTTCTAAAATATTTGATTAATTATGATTTTTGGAAATCATATAACAGTGAAAAGAATCTTAAAAAAGGTCTTGCTATATTTTTTGAGTCAGAATCGAAAGGTTTACAAAAACTATTTTTAAAGAATTTTAGTTATCCAGCTAATATGGTTGAAGACCCTGTTAGATTAAACCCAGAGACTAGTCAAGTTTATTACATTATAAACTTTACAAGTAAAGAGCTATTTTTAAATGAGGCTACATTACAAGCAGCATTTTCTCAAAGTTTATCTATATTACAAGTTCAATTACCTATTGGCGTAACTGAGTATATGGTTCCTGAAATTGAAGGTAGGATAGATGAGAGCTATAGTATCTTAATTACATTAACTCCGTCATATGAACATTTAGGATATGGAAATATTTTTAAAGCGCTTGTTAAACCATTCTTGATTACTCTTATATTAATCAGTATAATATCAATTATTACATATGTCTAAACCTAAATATCAAAAGCTTACTAATGTTGAGCATGTTTTACATAGACCTGATATGTACATAGGATCACTTATAACTGAGCCTATTACAGCTTGGGTATGTAAAGAAGGTAATGTATTTGAAAAAGATGTTAAGCATAATCCAGGATTCTTAAAACTCTTTGATGAAATTATTAGCAATTCATCAGATGAACATAAGAGAAACCCTAAACTTAATAAAATAGATGTACATATAGATGTTAGAGGAACTATTCAAATTAAAGATAATGGAGGCATACCTGTTGAAAAGCATAAAGAGTATGGTGGATATATTCCTGAAATGATTTTTAGTGAAATGTATTCAGGATCAAATTTTGATGACACTGAGGAGAGAACTACTGTGGGAACCAACGGATTAGGATCAGTTCTTGTTAACATTTATTCTAAAAGCTTCACAATAGATACAGCAGATGGAAAGAAGCAATATACTCAAAAGTTTTCAAATAATATGGCTAAAAAAGAAAGTCCTATTATTAAACCATCTAAACTTAAAGGAACTTCTATTACATATGTGCCTGATTTAGAAAGATTTAACATGGTTTCTATTGATGATGACCATGTTCTTCAATTAAGAAAGAGATGTTTAGATGTGGCTGCAAGTAACCCAGGATTATCCGTAAACATAATAATTAAATCAAGTACTTCTAAAGAAAGTGATAAGTTTAAGTTTAAAGACTTTACAGAATATATTAAGTTTTACCTTGATGATTTTACAGATCATTTCTTTATCAAGAATAAAAGAGCTGATATTGCTATTGTGGCAAGTGATAGAGGTTTCTATCAAAAGTCTTTTGTTAATTCAGTTGATACTTTTGGTGGAGGTACTCACATTAGACAAATAGAGAATCAGATTATTGATTTTACCAGGACATACATTAAAAGAAAAACTAAATATGATATTAAACCTAGTGATGTTAGAAATCATTTTGGTATTTTTGCTAACTGTCTTGTAACTAATCCTAGATTTAAAGGCCAAACTAAAGAAGTATTAAGTACAGCTGCTAAAGATTTAGGATGTGACCTTACTATACCTGATAAGATTCTTAAACAAATAGTAAAATCTGACATCACTGCATCTATAATGGATTGGGTTGATAAGAAAAAGGCAGCTGATGAGAAGGCTGAAATGCGTAAGCTGAATAAAAAAATCGGCGGAGCTCTACCTATTAATTTATTAGATGCAAAAACTAAAAGACGTCATGAAGCTAAACTCTACATAATGGAAGGTAAGTCAGCAATGTCAGCAGTAAGAAAATTCAGAAATCCACAAATACATGGATGTTATCCACTTAAGGGTAAATTTATGAATGTGCTTGAAAAATCTAATGTAGATGTTATTCAAAATAATGAAGTACAAGATCTTGTAAAATCACTAGGTCTTAAGTTAGGAGAAGATGCGTTTGAAATGGTCCCATTAAGTGGTAAGAAAGTTAAGATACTTCTAAATGATGGTTATATAACAGTTGATGAAAACGAGGAGATTTTAGTAAATGGAAAATGGGTACTTGCAAAAAAATTAGTTAATCTTAAACCAAAAGAAGTTAAAATAGATTTAATAACTAAACAGGTTAAGACGGAAGTGATTAAGACTAAAACCAAAATTATAACAGAAGAACCTGTGATTGATACATCTCAAGTAAAAGGAAAGGAAAAGGAAATTGAGAAATACTTAAAAGAAAAAGGCTTATCAGATGATAAGGTTAAAGAAGTTATTAAAAAAGGTAAAACAAAGGGATTATTTTAAATGGAAATAATAAAGTTAGATTTAGATAAAGAAAATGTTAGGAGAAGGCGCCCTATAGTTAATAATATTCTTAGATACGGTACAGTTGTTATATGTACTGATGCTGATACGGATGGTTATTCAATATGCGCACAGCTTATTAATTTTTTCTATAAGTATTGGCCTGAAATAATCCAACATAATAAATTAGAAATATGCAACACTCCTATACTTCAAGCAAAGGATGGAAAAACCACATTGGATTTCTATTCTATTGATGAATATAAATTATGGGAATCTAAAAATTCTTCAAAATTATCAAGATATAAAGTTGCATATAAAAAAGGTCTTGCGGCATTAGATGATAAGTCATATAAAAAAATACTTCATGAACCTAATATTACAATTATTGATGAAGATTATATAACAGAGAAAACCTTAATAGATTGGTTTCATAAAGATAAAGAATTTAGAGATAAGCGAAAAGAAAAAATAAAATAATTATGGAAAAAGAAATTAAATTACCGATAAAAGAAGATGACTTAGATGATTTTAGAGATAGGATTAGTGAAACAGTGTTTATTGAAGTAGACATACTTAATAAAATATACTTTGAGTTTTTTGCTGATGATGATTTTGTTAATAATTTGATTATGGCTGATTTAAAGTTCATTCAAAATAACTGGGCATTTTTATTAAAGACTCATGAGAATGATCATAAGCTTTATAATGTTAATTTACAAGAAATTGATATACCAAAATCTAAATATACTGATGATGATGGTAATATTATAAATAAAGTATATGATCTTAATGATGATGATAGAATAAATTATTGCATAAATTTGCTTGCTAATACTAAAGATGCTGTAATAGAATTAATGCGCTCTAATTATTTTAATAATATAAATGATGATGACTCTATATTACCTGTTAATGATATTATCATTCATATAATAAAAAAGCTCGATGAAATTATGTTAAGAATTAATGCTAACTTAAACAAATTATAAAAAACTTGTATTAAAAAATAAATAGATTATTATGGAAAAAGTAACAGAAAACCCAACAAGACAAATGGCAAAGACAGTTTTAAAAAGCTTCTACGAAAAGGATGTAGATGAATTAGGAAAAGATTTTCAAGTATTGTTAGATTCTTATGAAAAAGAAAAGTATGGTATTGAATTATCTACTGCTGAAATTCAGTTTATTGGAATACAGGTTCTTGAAGGAGCTAAGTGGAAAGGAACTGAAGTATATGGAATTAAAGCACTTAGAGAAATTTCAACTACATTAGTAGCTGATAAAATAGTACTTTGTGAAAGAGAATCTGTGAGAGCTCTATTTCATTACCTAAATGAGTATGCAAGTAAAGGTACGGAATTTATGAACTTGCAAATGAGTGTTCTTGAAAAGGTATCATTAGTTGTTAAGGAAATTAATGAGGCTGAAACTAACTTAAGAGATGCTTCTTTTGAAATGGAAGCTAAGAGACAAGGGATTGATCCTGAGCAATTAAGAGAACAATCTGCTGAAGTTCAATCATCTACACAACTTTCTGATGGACCACAAATATAAAAAACCTGCTTTAAATGGAAAAGATTAAACATTACATTCCTATCACCGCAGTAGTATTTATGATAATAGTATTTATGAATACCTGTGGTACAAAAAGTAAAATAAAATCATTAAAGAAAGATATTGTTAAATTAGAAAATGTTGTTAAGTTACAAGATTCTTTAATAAGTAATACAGTTTCTAAAAATGATTTAAGACTTATCATTGAGCTTGAAGGTTTAAAAATTTCAAAAAGAAATTTATATGATCAGAATTCTATTATAAGAACAAAGATTAGGCCTGATGATAAGATGAATGAATATGATCAGCAAATGAATGATATTCGTAAAAAGCTGAAATAAACTAAAACGGGATTCGATATTGAGTCCCGTTTTTTTATTAAGTAAACTCCATGAACAATAAAATAACAGTAACTAATTATTTAGATACTAAATATTTAGAATATGCTAAAGGTGTTGTAGAAGATAGGGCTATACCATCAGTCATTGATGGATTTAAGCCAGTTCATAGAAAAATTATAACTGCAGCATTACAAAAAGCTAAAACAAAATACTATAAAATATTTCAGTTAACTGGAATAGTTGCATCAGATATGAATTATGCTCACGGCGATGCATCACTTAATAGTTCAATAATAAATATGTCACAGGACTTTAAAAATTCTTTGCCATATTTTGATAGAGATGGTCAATTTGGTTCATTAAGAAGCCCTGAAGCAGGTGCACCTAGATATATAGGAGTTAAAGTAAATGATGTATTTAGTAAACTATTTAGAGATCTTAATATAGTTGAATATAAATATGAAGAAGGGCAGAAAATAGAGCCTGTTTTATATTATCCTATAATTCCTACAGTTTTATTAAATGGACAAAAAGGTATAGCAGTAGGTCACGGTAGCGAAGTTCTTAATAGAAATCCTCTAGATTTAGTAAATTCAATAACAAGTCTTGTAAAAAATGGAAAGTGGAAAGAACCTTCTCTTTATCTTAAAGGATTTAATGGACCAATAACACTCACAAACGGTTCTTGGGAATATTCAGGTACTTATGATGTAGTTAATTCAACTACTTTAAAAATAACTGAAATACCTCCAAGTAAGTCATATGAAGATTTTGAAGAACACTTGGTAAAATTGCAAGATAACGGATTAATAAAATCATATGAAGATAATTCTTCTGAATTTCCTGAGTACACGATAAAAATGGAAAGAAAGATATTATCTGACCTAATCCAAAAAGATTTTATTTTTAAAGCCTTTAAGTTAACGGAGAGCAAAACAGAAAATCTTACACTGCTTGATGAAAACTTTCAAATAATTAAGTTTAGTACTATACAATCTCTCTGTGATCACTTTATTAAGTATAGGCTTGGTATATATTCAAAAAGAAAAGAAGTTCTTTTAAAGCAATATAAATACGAGCTAGAGTTTAAGAAGAATCTTATAAGGTTTATAAAAATGTATATGGATGGAAGTCTTATAATTGCTAAAAGACCTATTGAAGATGTACTTAATGATTTTGAAAAACTTAACTTTAAAAAAATAGATGGATCATATGAATATTTGATAAAGCTACCTCTTAAGAAATTAACAAAGGAAGAATTGATAAAGCTTAAAGATGATTTAATAGAAACTGAATCTAATATTAAGAATCTTAAGGCAAAAACAGAACAAGATCTATACTTACAGGATTTATATGATCTTAAAAAAGATCTTTCTAAAATAGTTAATTAGATATAAAAATAAATAAGTAACATGAAAAGAATTACATGGTTATTAGATGCAGGTCATGGAGGAATGATTAATGATGGTAAAGGAAAATTAGTATATGCTACAGCACCAGCAAAGATGCATACATTTGAAGATGGGTTCGTCTTATATGAAGGTGTTTTTAATAGACAAGTCATTGAAATGGTTAAAGACATTATGAATGTTAAAGGAATGAAGTATATTGATGTTGTTGATACGGAATATGATAAGCCTTTAAGACAGCGAGTAGAAAAAGCTAATGATTTTTATAGAGGCGATAGAAGATGTGGTTATTTTTCTATGCACGGTAATGCAGCCAACACAAAAGCACATGGCATAGAGATATTTACAAGTAAGGGAGAAACTATGTCTGATAAGTATGCTACAGCTGTGATGGAATCAATAATGAAGAACTTTCCAGATGAAAAGTTTAGATTAGATACATGGTCTGATGGTGACATTGATAAAGAAGCAAACTATTATGTTCTTAGAAAAACTGCAATGCCTGCTATGTTGCTTGAAATGTGGTTTTTTGATAATAGAAAAGATGCTGAAAAAATGAATAATCCTGAAATGAGAAGACGAGTTGCAGAAGCAATTGTTGAAGGATTTGAAGAGATTGAAAAACAATATTAAGAAACTTTTAATTTAACAATAAAAAGACTATGTGGTATAATTCATTCACTAATGCACAAGATGCATTTGAAAAATTATTTGATGCAATAAATGAAAATGGCTTAGTGTACATAGGTACTAAAGCCATTTTCGATATCGGCTTCATTATAGAAAACCCTGAAGATAATCAGATAAATACTCCTTGGCGAAAATGGAATAAAGAATATGCTGATTATGAATGGGAATGGTACTTAAGTGGTGATAGATCTGTTGAGCAATTAGAGAAGCGTGCAAAGATTTGGTCAAAAATGTATAACCCAGATGATGCAGAGAAAAAAGTAAACTCTAATTATGGTTATCAATGGGAAAGAAATAATCAGTTACAAAAGGTAATTGATAAATTAAGAAAAGATCCTTACACAAGACAAGCTGTTATTTCAATATATGACGGTAAAGAAATAGATGATTATGAATTTGATACTCCATGTACAAATGCAATCACTTTTTACAGTACACCACAAACTCCTGAAAAATTAAACATGAGTGTTCAAATGAGAAGTAATGATTTAGTATTTGGTTTTTGTAATGATCAGTATTTTTTCTCTAAGCTCCAAAAAATGGTTGCAGATAAATTAGGATTAGATGTTGGTTATTATTATCATCATGCAGTTAATCTACATGTATATAAAAGACACTTTAATTTAAAGAAAATAGATAGATAAATCTTTGATAATCTCATTATTTCTAGTTATATTTGTATTGTACTAAAACAAATAAAATATGATTAAAAACATCCTAAACGAGATTGCTTCAGAATCATCCACGAATAAAAAAATGGATATTCTGAAAACTTACAAAGACAATGAAATTCTAAAAGCTGTCTTGTATTTAGCAGAGTCAAAAAGAGTAAAATTCTACATCAAGCAAATTCCTGAATACTCAGAGAATACTGGTGAACTAAGTTTAAAAAATGCTATAACTGAACTCTATCAAATATATAAGAGAAACGTGACTGGTAAAGATGCAAGTAATTTTCTTAGTAATTTATTATCTAAAGTTTCTGAAGATAATGCATATGTTATTGAAAGAATTATAGAAAAAGATGTAAAGATCGGCATGGGCTCAACTAATATTAATAAAATATTAGGAAAGAATTTTATTGAAAAGACTCCATATATGGGAGCTGTTGCATTTAAAGAATCTATCGCTAAAGATATTTTAAGTACAAGTAATGGAGCAGTATCCGATGTTAAGATGGATGGAAGATATTGTAATGCATTAATTGACGGTGGAACAATTAGATTAGAATCAAGAGGAGGAGAACCAAGTTACTTAGAAGGATCAAAATTCTTAAATGAATTAAAAGAATTTAATGATAACATTGTTTTGAATGGTGAACTTACTATGGATAATGTTACTAGGTATGAATCTAATGGTATTATTGCTTCATGTATTTCAATCGGGAAAAAGCGAACTGAAGGTAAAGATATTGATAAAGAACTTATCAAGTTTAGCAAAAAACATAAAATGAGCTTACAAGATGCGTTAGACCGTATCGTGTTTACTGTATGGGATTGCATAACACCTGATGAATATGCGGATAATAAGTCAGATACAGTATACTCAGTAAGACTTAATACACTACATAAACTAATATCAACATATAATCCTATAATGATTAGGTTAGTTGAATCTAAACAAGTTAATTCATATAGTGAAGCTGTTGAACATTTTCTTGAATGTTTAAACAGAGGAGAGGAAGGTACAATTCTTAAATCATTGAACGGTGCATGGAAAGATGGAAAGCCTAAATGGCAATGTAAAATGAAATTAGAAATGGATCTTGATATGGAAATTATAGGTTTTAATTTAGGTACACCTGGATCTAAAAACGAAAACCTAATATCATCTGTCACTGTTCAATCATCTGATGGAATTGTAAAAACTAGTCCAGCTGGAATGTCAGAAGATGATATGGAATATGTAACTGCTAACCAACAAGATTTATTAGGTAAGATTATTAAAGTAAAATGTTCAGGATTATCTGAAAATAGTAAAGGGTCTAAATCATTACTTCACCCAGTGTTTATTGAAATAAGAGATGATAAATCAACTGCAGATTCTTATGATGATATGTTACAAATTGAGAATATGAAAAAGAAATTATCTTAAAAACCAATAAATAATTTAATATGAATTACACACTCTATGAAAAAACAATAAAAGAGATTCCAAACGATTGGGAACTAGGAAAAACACTAAGATCTTTAATCCCATTTAGTATAAGTAAACTTGTTCCTAATGATAGGGAATTAGGAACTCTTTGTAGGGCAGATGCTTTCTTTTTCAAAAAGAAGAAATACTTAAAGCTCATTGAATGGCCTAGCGAAGTAACTATTTAAAATATAAAATCCCTGCATTTTTAAAATATGTTTTTAAATCTGCAGGGATTTTAGTGTAATCACGTTTTTAAATATTAGCAATAATTAAATATAGTAAATAAGATATGTATGAAAAGTTTAAAGTATTTCATAAATGAATTAGTTTCATATAATATGCCAATGCAAATTATAATGAGAGGTAACATAGGACTTACCTCAAAAGAAGAAGACTTTACAAAGAAAGCAATGAAACGCCTTTATGAAAAATACATTAGGCTAGTTCTTATTAAAAAAGAAAGCAATTATAATACTGATGATGATGTTCCAGAAAATAGGAAAAATAAAATATCATATGAATATCCTATTTTAAATTTTACATCTACTCCTAATGACTTTATTGAATCTGATGATGCTGTTATCTTTAACAAAATAGATGATTATGCAATAAGCGCAGATAAGAAAGTATTTTCAAAAGAGCTTGGTGATACTTGTGAATGTATTCCTAAAACCGTATATTCATTAGATGATATTGAAGATCTTACATTACCTATTATTGCTAAACCTGCTGAAGGATTTAGCGCACAGGGGATTGAAAAATTTGATTCATATGAAGATGCTAAAAAATCTGATTTAGAATTTGATATTTGGTGCGAAGCTAAAGATCTTGATAGAGAATTTAGAGCATTTATCATGAATGGCAAAATTCTTTTAATTGCTGAGAGAATAACAAATACACAAAATGATAAATCAGTTGGTGAAAAAGACGCTGAAGAAAAAATAGATTTAATTTATATTGACCAAGATATGGATAAATTTCCATACATGGATAAAATAAAAAAGATTCAAAAGCAATTAGAAACCAAAGTTAAATTAGATTTTTATAATATTGACCTAATGCTTGATAATGATGGTGAGTTATGGGTTCCTGAAATTAATGGAGCTCCAGGGATAGGCCCATCACATTTTAAAGTTCTATATGAAGCATGGCTAAAAATGGCATATAATGCAAAAATGTCAAATGATGTTAATAAAGAACTTACAGATATACAAAATAAGCATAGGAAAGATATGAAAAACGAATATCCTAAAGAATATAAGTCATCATTATCACCTTTATAAATAGAATTATAATGGAAAGCAATCACTGGAAAGGCAGATACATATCATCATGTAATGGAAACTATATATTACAACCAAACGGTAATGTAATAATTTGTGATGATACTTATGTATATGACGAATTTAAAGAACCTGTTAATAATATAGAAAATGATTAAAGAAGATTTATTATACACTGAAGACCATGAATGGATTCAGATAGAAGATGGTGTGGCTATTATAGGAATTACCTATTTTGCTCAAGATCAGTTAGGAGATATCGTTTATGTTGAAATAGAAAATGAGGCAGCAGTTTCTGGTGAAGTAATGGGATCAATAGAGGCAGTTAAAACAGTAAGTGATATATATGCTCCTATAACTGGAAATATTATAGAAATAAATGATAGCCTAGAAGATATGCCTGACCAAGTAAACAATGATCCTTACGGTACAGGGTGGTTAGCAAAGATAAGTATAGATGATGAAAGCGAAATAGGCTCTTTACTTACAGCTTCTCAATATAAAGAATTGGTAGGATCATAATATATGAAAAGCATTTACATAATATATAATGAAGAGCGTGATAGGTTTAAGATAGGATTTTCAAAAAATCCGTTAAAGAGATTAAAGGCTTTACAGACTGGTAATGATGATGTTATTAAATTATATTATGAAAGAGAAGTAAAGCACTATTCAAAAATAGAAGCATATCTTAAAAGATACTATAAAGAGTACAAAATACAAGGAGAGTGGTTTGAGTGTCCTTTAAGTTTTTCAGCTCTTGATGACATGATTACATCAGCAGATAGACGTTTTGAATCTTTAATAGATAATCCTTTCTTTTAATTTTTGTATCATAAATAATTTTATTATATTTAAAGTAACCAATAACATTAATCATGACAACTTTAAATAGGCTCGCCATCATTTTCATGGCTTCAATAATACTATCAAACTTAACAATTCCTAAAAGAATAATAACTGATATTGAACCTGGTGTATTTTATAAAGATAGCATATCTTTAAATAAAACAGATTTTATTAAGTTAAAAAAACAAAAGACTTTTAAGGAGTTTCTTGATAAATTATCTTTTAGAGAATCTAGCAGAAACTGGAAAGTAATAAACAGGTTTGGATATGCTGGCAAATATCAAATGGGAAAGGCTGCTCTAACTGATCTTAACTACACTCTTAACATTGATTCATTCAGAATTAATCCTAATACATTTCCTGAACATGTACAAGACTCTCTGGTTGTTGAGTTGTTTAAATTAAATAGAAAAAGAATTAAAACATATATCAAAAAATATGTAGGGAAAGTTATAAATGGGGTATATGTTACTGAAAGTGGAATACTTGCAGCAGCCCATTTAGTAGGCGGAGGTAACGTACGAAAATGGCTTAAAAGCAATGGAAAGAAATGTCCTACTGATGGCAACGGAACTAGCATAGAAGAATATTTAATATTATTTTCAAATTATAAAATAAGCATACACTCTTAACTAATAAAAATGAAAGAAACTGTTATTAAATTAGCAAAAAGCGGATGGAACATATCAGATACTAAAAATGGCCCAATTGCATGGTTATATAAAGATCAGGTTACTAAAGAACATCGTACAGATATTAAGCATATTTTATCGGATCCAGCTCTTTTAGAATGTTCATACACTGATACTCTATCGGTTATACTTAACTTTCCTATTGATGGCATTAAAGAACATTTATTAAAGAATAGGTTATTGCCTAATAATTACAATGAATTACAAATGACTGCAACATATATTAAATTATGAGACCTACTTGGGATGAAACTTGGATGAATTTTACAAAAGAAATTGCCAAGAGAAGCGTTGATGCTAAATATAAGATTGCGTGCGTAATCATAAATAAAGATAACACAAGAGTACTTTCAGTTGGGTATAATGGAGATGAACATGGTGGATCTAATGAACGTGAAAGTATGGATACTGGAGGTAGCGGATTTATTCATGCCGAAGAGAATGCTTTAATAAAATTAGATTATAGTGAACCATATAAAAAGGTATACATTACACATAGCCCATGTAAGTCTTGTGCAAAGAAATTAATTCAAGCAAAGGTAAATGAAATTATTTATGAAAATGTATATTGCCCAGATTCATTAGATTGGTTGATGAATCATCCTATAGGAAAAAACATAAAAATTAGAAAATTATAATTATGGACATAAGAGTAACCAAACATTTTCAAGGAGTACTTAAGCATAACAAAATTCTCTGTGTTACATTCACTAGAGATAATGAAGATCCTTTAGAATATTCATTTGGGTTAGCGCCTTCATATGATGATATTCCAAAAAACGAATTGCCTACATTTCAAAACTTGCTTATAAATGGATTAATGATGGATGAGCAAATAAAAAATATTAAAACCGTATCAGTATTAATAAAATATCCTAAGCCTAACAGATTATTTTAATAGCATCTTTAAATAAATAATAATATGAAGAGTTATAAACAAATAATGAATGAAAAAGCTGAAGGTCATATATCTAGAAAGATTAAGTTTGATATTGATATAGAGTCAACATCACATGCAATTAAAAGACTAAATAGAAAAGATGAGCAAGGAAATTCTTCATATGAACCTGTTACATTTAAAGAAGTTAATTCTATCATAAGCAAGGCAACTGAAATACTCATAAGAGATTTAGTTAATGACACTACAGATATTAACAAAGATAGGGTTATTTTGCAAAGAGAAGGCGATGGACTAACAGTTGTAGGAATAATGGAAAAGAAAGGAAATGAACTATCATTTGTTGTTATTACTTTATATAGAGGAGCTGAATTTAGAGTAGGTCGAAATCAAAAAATCATTAAAGTATGAAGTACTTAAACGAATTTTATCAATCATATAAAGATTATAAAAACTCTAAATCTAAATTTGGAACTCCTGAAGATTTATTAGAAGATGCATTAATTAGTATAAATCCTGCATTACCTAATGGTAAAAAAGACATTGATAGCATATCTGACGAATCTTCTGATAAAGGAATTAAGTTTAAGATAGTTATAGGTAAAGACGTAGTTCATATGTATAAAGTAGGTTCATATAGATATGAATGGGAATTTTACCTAAATAAGCGCAAGTCAAGTAAATATGAAATAAGTAATTACTTTGCTGATAAGCTCTTATCTCCATATGAAAAGGTTTTAAGAAGCCTATTAAGCTATGATTTCACTACAGATTATATAGATAGTGGATCACAATATAAAAAAGCAACAGAATCTAATAATGAAAAGATTAAAGAATTTAATAAGCTATCAAAATCAGATAAGAATAAAGTAATTAAATCTTTAATCAAATCAATGCCTAATCAAGCAAATAGTATTAAAAGAATTTTCATAAGCTAAGTACTATAATTTCTTAAACAATTATCTTAATATTTGTATTAAAATAATAACTAAAATAAATTATATTATGAAAGTATTTGTAACTATTGATGATGATGGCCAATTGTCTGCTGCATCAACTAAAAACCCAATTGAGTGTATGGAGCTAATTGAAAAAGATAAGTCTCTATCAAGTACATTTGATAAAAATGGGAATCAGCCAGAAGATATGATTAATTTTGAAGATTTCTTAACTCAATTTATTAGCACAGGAAAGGCTAACATTATTGAAATAGTAGAGTAAAATAAAAGAAACCCTCAGAGTAGCGAATTCTGAGGGTTTTAATAGCCGAAACTATACACGGTCCTAAAAACGTATTTCGTTTATTCTAATAATTCTTTTGCTCTCTGTGTAAATACAATAACATCATTTACTTTATATCCCATTTCTCTGGTAATATCTTCAAGATTCTGATAACCTTTTTCAAGATTTTTTGGCCAATCACCCTTTCCTTTCATCTTTTCTCTATTTGATTTAATTGAGTGATTAGATGAAGGCTGTTCAAATGAATACTCTCCATATTTAGAAAGATCTAAGGTTTTCATATGATCATCAACAGATTTCTTATATGAAACATATTCCTTTTCAAGAGTGCTTAATAATTTATTAAATTCTGGGCTATCAACTTTAGTTCTCTTACCCCAATAATTAGTAACTCCGTGCCAGTTATCATCATCTATTGCTCCTTTAAGAGATTTTAATTCTGACAATGCTTGGTCATATCTAAACTCTGTTCTATTAATCTTAGGAAGATACTTCGTTAATATCTTTTTAATAAAATCATCAAGCAATTCCTCAAGAGCATTTTCAATCTGATCAGGATGGTTATATTTACCTATTCCTTTACTAGAAAGAGCACGCGGAAAATCACCATCATTATAATATCTATAATATTGTCTAAATATTGAATCTTTCTTATTCTTTTCACCTTTTCCTAAAATGTCTTTATCATATAGCCATGACATAAGTCCATCTATTTGATTAATCTTTCCAGACCAGGCTCTTCCTTTTTTAGCCTCGTTTATAAATTCATTTAAATCTCTCATATTATTTCTTTTCTTTTGTTTTATTTTTTTCTAGGAGTTATTTATTCCAGTTTTCAGACTCGTTTAAAAATTCATTTAAAACTTTTTGGCGGACTATATGGTTTCCTAAAATAAATTCTATGTTATCATCAATATCCTCTCTGGTATTAATGTCACCGCTGTCATATATATCTTCCAGTTCTCTTTTTAAGTTATTGAATTGTGTTTTAGTTTTTATAATATTTTTTGGTAATTGTTGTATAATTTCTATAACAGCAGCATTAAATGTTTTTCTATCCATCTTACTTGCTTCGTTTAAAAATTCGTTTAAGTTTTTCATAGCTTAAAATCATTCTTTTATTATTTAATTCGCTTATTCTTACTTTCAATAATATCATAGTATTCAAAACAATCACAAGTTGCATTATAGTTTACTTGATAAATCTCCCATCTATTATTCCTTTCAAAAATATACCAATACATTGAATATCCACTACTATTTTTATTAGAGCGATAAAAGAGTTTACCTTTATATGGATATGGATCAAATTCTGCATTAAGACCATGTACAGATTGATTTAGAAAAAATTCATTAAGGTTAACTTGTTTCTCTAACGGTTTAAAATAATCAGAGCTTATGCTTGATATTATACTATCCCTTTCGTTTTTAGCTTCTTTATGATATGTAGAGATTTCAGCCTTAATAGCATCTTTAGCTCTGGATACTATAAATTCATCTGCCTTCCAATAAAAGTTTATTACAACTGATATAGCAGCTGCTATAGTTAACATAGAAGCCCAATTAGATTTAATTGATGATAGTATATTTAATTTAGGCTTTTGTTCATTACTCATTATCTTAAGTTAATTTTACTAATATATTTATTTAGGATATTCAAATTTTATATAAATAAAATAAATAATCGTGATAATTATAGATCATTTATAAATGATAAAAATGATTAAAAAATAATTAATATAATGTATTAATATTAAAGTTTCTTTTTTATATTTGATTTGTACTATTTAAAACATAAACAAAAAAATTAAACAACTATGGGTAAAGGTTATCAAGGAAGGCATAAAGGCGATGTTGCATTAGACAACATGATGAGAGAAGCTAAAAATGCTAATTACAAAGAAAGAAAAGGTATTAAAGACGTCACGGCAGTTGACCAATGCTTGACAGAAAACCAAAAGAAAATTAAGTATAAAGAAAGAGAAACTGATCCAGGTTTAACTGCAGCTGTTGCAGGTGGGTATAGCCACGCAAAAGAGCGTAAGGCTAAATCAGCCGCAAGATTAGCAGAAAAAAACAAGGAATTAGAATTAAAGGAATTATCAGATAAAACAGGAATCCCTGTTGAAATTCTTAGAAAGAATCCTAATCTTAAACCTCTTGATTGGATAGAGACACCAGACGCATTAACAGACGTAGAACTAAATACTGATGCTGATGCTGAAGAAGAGGCTACTGAAAATAACGATTAAGCTAAGTAATCTACTAGAGATAAGTAGACTTTCAATAGAAGATTTAGAATTTCTTAGAGATATTCTAAATAAAAATATTGAAGATATCTTAATATTTGAAACGCATGAGCTAATTGATGCGTTAAAGATAATAATAGATAGCAATAGTAATAATTCTATAAAAGAATTGTATAATCTAGGAAACTCTCTACACCACACCAAGATAGTAAAAAAATAAGAATGCAAAAGAATGGGTATGATAGGCGGACTATTCATAGCTACAACCATTTTAGGAGTGCTGACCAAGTATGTTTTATCAAATTATGATAATGCTGATGTTAATGATAATGATTAAATATAGAAAATAATTATAATTATGAACATTGCTTACTTGCATGGATTGGAGTCTGATGGCATTGGACGTAAAAACACTTTTTTAAAAAAGAACTTTAATAGAGTGTATGATCCTGTTATTGATTATAGTGAGCCAGATATATGGAATAAAATATATAATGATCTTATTAAGTTTAGGCCTAACTATATTATAGGAAGCTCAATGGGTGGATGGTTTGCATATAATTTAGGCAAGAAGATGGGAATCCCTACATTACTATTCAATCCTGCATTACAAGGAAGAAGCATAGAACCTAAAATTGATAAAACCGGGTCAAGATATCCTATGAATACTTTGGTTCTTGGTAACTTTGATAAGGTTGTAAAACCAGACCAAACAGAGAGGTCGATTAATAAAGGAATGAATAAGTTTAAAATACATAGAGAACCTATTGGACACAGAACACCTTTCAACGTTTTTGAAAAATATGTAATGAAGTTAAAAAAAGGGAATCTCTAAACTCCCTTTGGTTTTCCTAATAATATTTTAGTATGATTTCCACCAGCAATCTTTCTGCTGTACCAACCATCTCCAGGTGTTTTACCATCAGGATGTTTACCATGCCATGTAATATCTTTCTTAAGAACTTTCTTAACAGCTTCTTCACTAGTGACCGCAGGTACTTTATATTTACCTAGCATAATTTCCGCAATCTTTCCAGATACTTCATTATAGTAACCAGGCATTGAGAGTGTTTTTGCTTTACTGTTTAGGTATGTTCTTTTACTATCCTTTTCACCATCATGGCCTACTCCAGTATACTTAATACCAAACTTACCTTCTTTACCAAAAACTATAACATCGGCATCATTTGTTCCATGTAAGTCAATTACTTCCCAAAATTCTATTGAGCTATCGCTAAATACATCATCAGCTGTTGTAAATTTAACATGACCTCCGATAGGTGCATATGCAGTTTGTATAAGATCTATAAATTCTTTACTAAGTTCTTCTTTTTCTGTGTCAGATAATTTCTTTGGATCAAACTTAACCCACTTATCTCTTTTGGTTTTTAATATGTCACCGCTTGACTCTTTTAGAAAATAATTAAGACTTTTCATATTTTTATATATTCTTTATATATTTATTTCAGGTTGTGAAAACTATTGTATATAATTGTTAAATGGAATCTAAAAATATAAAGGTATTAAAAACAGCATTTCATTATGGAATAACTTATGCTAAAAGCGATAAGATGGCTGTTAAAATGCTAAAGCTAAAAAATAAACTGTTAAAGAAAATGAAAAAGAAGAACAGCCGAATTGTTTTAGACAATGACGTTATAATTAAAATGATTAAAAATAGTAAATCAGAAAAAGATTTAGGAAATAAACTAAATAAGTATTATAAGTACCTTAAGCAAAATAAAAATGAAAAGAATTGATGATAGCATAAACGACCATATGTTTTTTAGACATAGTGATGGTGAAATTGAAATCGGAATTCACCCTGTCATGTTTGGCAATAGAATAAGAGTTGGGTTTGTTGGTTCATGGGCATATGAACTAGATTATTGTGCAGGAGCAATCCAAGAAGATATTGAAGAAGTTTACTCAATGACTCTTCATATTTTAAAAAACCAAAAGGTTAGAGATTTTAGAGTATTTCCATCATTTGAAAGAAAACCAATTCTTAATGACCCAAGTTGTATCAATAAGCTAAGAGAAATGTCAATAGGAATGGAAAAGATTAGCATACCGCCTATTCAGATATACAGAAATATTAGTTTAAGTAAAGTATTTAAAGACTCTTAAATGAACTACCCTATAAAAGGAACTCTTAATGACTTGGCTGGTGTTGTGCCAGCAGAAGTAATTAGTATGATGGTATCCCAAAAACGAAGAAGCAGTTACATATTTACAATCGATGCACAAAATGGATTTTTATTAGTATGGTAAGTTACAATAAAAGATATGAAAAAAATACAATATTTTAAAGCTCAAAATAATAGCAATAGATACCGAAAAGGGCAAAAAGTTTGGATAAGACTAAATTGCGCTAATCATTTAATAACCTATCATAAATGGCGTGGAAGTGGCAGGCATGTAGAAGGTACTATTGATAAGTTTAGCCCTTTGGTTGGTGAAATACAGACAATAGATGTAGATAGCGATTTTGCTGAAAGAATTAGTAAAATAAAAGATTATGGATAAATTAAAAGAACTATTAAGTAAATGTAAAGCAAGTGTTACAATATCTGTAAACCGACATAGAGATTATCACCAAAGTGTTAAAGATTACATTGAAGAACAAGAATTGATGGATAAAGGTTTGATTGATGAAATTGGCAGTGAAGTATATGAAGAAATGAAAAAGACTAATACCATTATTGAAATACAAGCTTACCCGGATACACCAGTAGGAAGTTATAGAGTATTTCATTATGACATTGATAAAGCGGTAGATATAATGCTAAGTTGTGTTAATGGTGGGTAACGTTAAATCTATAATGCGTGACCTAAGTGCAACCTAAATAATAAATTTACCTTAATAAAGAATATGGAAAACGAAAAGAACAATAACTCTCAGTCATGCAATATAGATGCTGTTATGAGTCGCTACAAAGCATTAAAAAATGAATATAATGAATGTAAGGTTGGATATATGAAGACTAGCAGCCCTATTTATATGGCTAGAATGAGGGAGATTGAAGTAATTTTTGACTTCTTTAATGGTAATGACTCATAACGGTTTGGCTAAGGTTAGTTGCCATAAATACTAACTATCAAATTATAACAAGACCTTGCAAGGCAATTAACTTTAGCTGTTGTTAGGCACTTTTAAA